TATCAGTATCATCGTGCAGTGCCCTGAGTTCGTTGCGCGCCAGTGGTACAAGCATGTGGTCGGTGGTCCATACTCGTTTGTGGATACCGGATGGAACGAGATAAGCGGCAGGTATGTGGAGTACGACAAGTTCTACATACCACCTGCGTTCTACATGCAATCCAAGAGCAGCAAACAAGGATCAACGGATACCGTGAGTGACGACTCTGAGTACTATCGAGGCTGGGCCATTGGTGCTGTGGAGTCACTGACCACCATGTACCAGCGAATGATTGCGGCAGGGATAGCCAAAGAGCAGGCACGCACGATTCTGCCTATGAGTCTGTACACTCGGTTCATGTGGACTGCCACAGAGCAGGCCTTGTACCATTTTGTGCGCCTCCGCAACAAGCCGGATGCACAACGAGAGATCCGTCAGTATGCGGCAGTGCTTGACCACATTTGCTCACGACACTACGGAGTATCATGGGATGCACTCAAAGAGGCCGATGAATGATTACATCATCATCTAGCGTATTCATTGAAGAGATGGCCACGGCCATGGTACAGGCACTCTGTACGTCATGGAAGCGTGGTTCACCAATCTATACGGCTGATGGTATGTGGGAAGCCATGATTGAGGAACCACACCCGAATGGCGGCACGATAACCTATCCTGCACATTACAAGTGGCACTATCTCACTCCGCACATGCAAGAAATCTACCAGTATGCACGTAGGCTATATGGAGAGCATCAATGACACCAGCATTCAGTTACCGGTTCAACTGGCAGGAAGTGTTTCCTCAGTATTGGATAGCCACCGTGGCAGGATACACGCTGCACGTCTACCAATATGCTGAGCATCAAGACATATGGACAGGCGAGATTGTGTCTAGCACTACTGCGGAAATGGTTGATCGGAAAGACCATCTGATAGACAAGATTGTGGCCACATCAGAGAATCAGTCAGCAGCGGAAATGCGTGAGTTGATGGAACATGCGTTGATGCGCTTTCTGGGGAAAGATGCACTTACGGTTGGTGTGGCATATGTGGCCAATCTGGTAGAAAAGAAGTGGGGAATCAGTACCAACAACTTTCTATCTCTTACATTCCCTAGCATACTTGATGCACAGTGGAGTGAGATGTACATCCCTGATGTTGGTCGATGCTTTGTCGTGCAGTCACAGATCCAGTGGTACTGGATTACCGTGATGGATACCAAGCATCAGGTAAGCGGCACGGCGAAAACACTGCATGAGGCTAAGCGAGAGAGCGTACTGGCAGCCATCTCACTGCACATGGCCAACCAAGTTCGGATGGATTATGACACGCTTTGGATGGGTGCATTTTCACGGCTTCCTAATGCGGAATTGCAATAATCGCAAAGCCTTTGCATTTTTTGCAACGGAATATTGCCAAACTATATACTGTTTTTGCAAAAAGTGCAACTGAATATGGGAAAACTATATACCGTTTTTGCAATAATTGCAACGGAATATATGTTTTTTATATACCATGGTAGAATGAATGCGGCACTAGAAAGGAGCGATCGCATGACGGACAACAAGAAGCCAAGTAAGGCGAGCAAGACTGGTAAGAGTGGGGCTAAGCAGAAGTACGTGACGTTGGATGGTCCACCACTGATGCGCAACGTGTCATCAGAAAAGTCTGTGCGTGACCATGTGAGTGTTAAGGATATTCAGGATATGATGGCCAAGCAGCCACGCAAGAAGTAGGCACACAAAATCCCCCACCAGACTATCTGGTGGGGGATTTGAGATCAATCCTAGCGGAAGTCAGCCGGTGTCTTGAACGTCTGCGTTTCACGCGCTGCCTTGTAGGCCTGATCAGCGAACTCCAACGCATCTCCGTCAAAGGCCAAGTCATCCATGAAGAACTCACCGTCATCATCATCACGGAGGCTTCCAATGGAATCCAAAGGATCGGGATACTTATCCCCACCAACGTAGTTGTGATCCTGCTCACAGTCTTCCCAGTCATCGCCATAGTTGGAGAGCGCGTCTACCACTTCGTCAGTGTCAGCCACTTTGGCCACAATGTCATCACTGAACTCAGTGAGATCGAAAATGCAGGTGCGGATTTGGGCCGGTGTTGCCTCCCACAGACTCATGCAGTACCGGCCGTCTGTGTAGATGTCATGTGATGGTTTCGTGTTCATTTATTTGCCCCCCTTTGCTCGAAAGAATGCATCAAACGCAGCGTCATCCCAATCCACGTCAGCAGCGTCATCATCAGCCACTGGTGCGTCACCAGAGATCTCTACCGGAATGTTGTGTCCGTCAAGCACATCCTGAGGCACTTCCACCGGTTGCTCTGCTGGCTGGTTGGCCATCATGTCATTCCACTCAATCCACGCGTTGTCGTTGCTCATCTGTCGCTCCTTACTGAATCATCAACCTAGGAAGAATTATATAGTATGTATGACGCTTTGTCAAATAGCAGTTTTTTGCTATACTGGAATCGCACAGAAGATCTGTGTACATGAATACCCCAATTTCCTCTTCAACGCTCCATAGTGCAACGCTAGGCAGGATCTGACCAATCCTGCTGGTTCTATGTGTTATATCAAATGCAATATTCAATTTGACAAAGTATATAGTTTCGTGCTAGAATGCTCCTAGGTTGATTTTACAAGCAAGGAGTTGCCTATGTTTTTCTCACATGACGTGGTCCGCGCCAATGGGCGCATCATCAATCAGATTATCCGCGTGGATATGACCATGCAGGATAACAAGGTGAGCGTGAGCGTGCGTGCGTTTGTTCCTGCTGGCGTTGACAACGCTACCGTGGTGGTTGGTGGCTTCCGTGGTGTCAGTGCTGGCACGATGCGTGGCACCATCAACATGGTGACTGGTGACATTGACGGTATTGTCATGGATGTCATCAGTGATGACGTGGCGCGTGTGATTGCTGACGGTATCATCTTTATGAAGCACTGCCAACAGCGTGCCAAAGACGCTGCCAAAAAAGAGGCCAAGTAATGACTGAGTTAGAGTTCCGGCTGAATCTGGCGATCACGCAACAGCATGGATTTCACGGAGCAACGTTTGCGCGTGGGATTGTCAATGGCGACAATCCCTTTGCGTATGAAGCACGTCACCATGACAATGTGTTGGCCATCGTGATGGTTCGATGCATTGACGGCCAGTGGATCACGCAGCGGTTCAACAACGCAACCATGGAAACCATTTTCATATCCACGCGTGACGTGTTGCTTGGAATGACACAAAATGCTACTTGACAAAAGTATATAGTTTGCATTATAATGACTGACATAGAGTTAATTCAGTAAGGAGTTGCCCATGAACAAGATTCTCGTAAAAGTGATTGGTCTTGACGGTGTGGTCATCCGTGAGTTTGGCATGATCATGCCATCATACACCAGTTACATTGGTGCACAGGCCACGTTGGCCGTGTTCACCTACAACGGCTACGCTCACTGGCAATTCTCATGGGTAGCCACTAGTGTTGCCACTGGTGAGGAAGTGGCGCGTGGTGACGTGGACTTGGTGGAAGATGTCCGTGTGGAGCGTTGGCGTGACTCTATCCTCGGATAGCACACGTCACAATCACCCACAACCACATAGGCACGCACAGGCGCTCTCAGGAGCGCTTGTTGTGTCTTGTATGATACAAATAGTGAGCAAGTAAGGAGATACGCGTATGGGCCGTAATCGACGCAAAGCAGGAACTGGTGAGGTGATTGTTGCTCAGTCAGTACAATCTATCCCATGGGATTTCAATCAAACTGCTTCTGAAGCAGGTGGCATCAGTAAACGATTGCCAGATGGCCGTCAGATGACGGTTATACCGTACATCCGTGGAATAGATCGTGGTGATGCTGAAGAGTATGACTATTCATCCACGTCATTTGACGTAGACATTGACGGTGTACGCACCACCATTAGCACCGATCAGATGCGTGACGCTGATGGTGAGTTTGATTGGGAACGCATTGGCCGTGCGGCAGATGAGTACGTGCGCCTCATGGGTGATGAGATTCCCAAGGCCTTGGCCAATCCAGCACCTGAGATGGAACTCTCGCGTGCTGCTGCACTGATGCGTAACAAAGGCCTTACCATCATTCCTATCCGCGATTCAAGTGGCAATGAGTATTTCCTCAACGCATCTGGTGGTCCGTTTGAAAATCCTACGTATACCATTGATTTCCCCGATCCTGACAACGCAATGGCACGGTGGAAATCAAACACCGGATTCAAAAAGCAGACGGTAGATGCATATCCAAGTATTGCCTACAACCAATCATTTTTACCTGCGGCACACTTCTTAGTGGATGCACAGCAGACGTACATTGCCAATCCTACTCGTGAGAATTGGCAGGCCATGAAAACACTCCAAGATCAGTGGAATCAAATCACAAGCAATCTCCGTGACGTTGATCGAATGCGGCAAGCATACACGGCTGCTGGTGGCGTACTTCCACAGCCAATGGATCGTGTTGCACTGTACGCACAGCGTGATGGCTATGCGAACCAGAAGCGAAACATCACCGTTTCTGAGTTACGTGGACCACAGGATATGAGAGATTTCAATGGCGCACTCCGGTTGCTTAACGGAATTGACGACCAAATTAAACGCAACTTTGCACTCATGAATAGGCCTTTAACTGCGGCAAACTTTATGGCGTTGCAAATTGAGCAACAACGGATGCGCCAAGTGCGTGCAAAGACCATGCAGCGAATTGAGCGTGGAAAACGCAACCTAAATGCAAGATTGCCAGACACGCCAGAACGACGTGAGGCCAACTATTTGGCCAGTCAAATCCCAACCAATATTGGTTCACTTCAGATTCCTATTTATAACCGATAGCGGCAATTTGTGCTATGATGGTAGTGACATCAAGGTTTCCCCCTTGCACGTCAGCCTCCACTGATGCACTGGATTACGCAAGTAGTCTGGTGCATCAGTGGTTTTACGCACTTGCTCTTGATGATACCTATACAATGATGACAAATGGCCTAAGTGATATGGAGATTAACCATGGGGCGCAATCGAAAGAAAGCAGGATCAGGTGGCGTAAGTGCAGCAACACCTACAGCACCAACTGCATCGCAACCACTAGCAGAACCAGTACCACTTGGAGCACCAACCAAACAAAATGACATGCCAGATGTCAATGAAACAATCCGTGAACTGCGTGCAGCCGGTTTTCCTAACTTTGTTGGTACTCTCTTGAAGAATGTGCAGGATGCTGACATGTATGCGGCAATGCGTGATTTTGATCGTGAACAACGAGATGAATATACGAGAGAGCGAACTGATATTCCACCAAGCGTGAATCCATCACAAGCCATTCTCACATTGAGTGATACCTTGCGTCGTGAGGCGGCAAATCCAAATGGCCTTAATCGTACTACCGTAGACATGATGAATAGGGAAGCAGATATGTTTGCATCTGGTCAAGTGCGATTTTCTAATCGCATGTCTAACACTCCATACACGCATACGTTTGAACCAGTGCCAACTCGTATTGCATCAGAAACCATTAAGTTATTATATGATAGTCACCTAAAAGCACAGCGAGCGCGGAATCTTATCAGAGATATTGATGAGGCAATCATTCGATATACACGACAAGGTGCTGTGACAAATGTGCGTGATCTTGAAGCGCAACGGAGATTCTTGCTCTGGGAAGAGCGTGCGGCAGTGCGTGGTGTTGAGGCTGCTGAGGCGCGATTACAAGCAAACATCATGCAACCAGCATTGTAGGTGATTTGACAACGTGGCCACGGAGAGTGTACACTCTCCGTGGGGGGTTGGGGGGGATCGAGGAAAAAGAGTGGGGCAGGGTTTTTTAAAGGGATGGGGAGAGAAAAAGGAGTAAGGGGGGGAAGGGTTTTGCAATAATCGCAATTTTTGCAATAATCGCAAAACGTGTGCAAAAAGTGCAAATCTGAGGCTGAGCAACACACGCAGATAGATCCTGCGTTTTTTGTGTCATTTGCATTTGACATATTTTGTCATACAGTGTATGATACGCATGGGTTGATGATTTAGGCACACACCAGTGTGCAGGGAGAAACCGATGCGTAAGGGATTGAAGTGGGGAATTGTGGGATTGGTGCTGGTGTCATGTTGTTTGTTGGGTGTGATCGTGCGTGCAGTTGGTGGTCCAAGTTCAGCAACCAACAATTCATCCACGGTGGCTGATCAGGCAGCAGAAGTGGCCGTCATGCCGACGGAGCAACCAACGGAGCGCCCAACGGTCAAGCCACGGCCAACCGTAGACACGTTTGCTGCGTGTAAGGATGACGTGTATGCATGGAAGACTGACACAATGGTGGTTATCAATGCACTCACGGAATCAATGCAGATGGTGGCCAATGCTGACTTGGTGACTGCCTACAAGCGTTTTGAGGATGTGAAGTTGATGTACACGGCTGTTGCGGCACCCATCTGTGATGATGATGCAATGAGCATCCATGAGCGCGTTGCTGAAGTCTTAGACGTTACTGAGGATGCGTTCCGAGCAATGGCGCGTGGAGATTTTGCTACGTCAACTGAGAAACTCAAAGAAGCCGGTTCACTGGCCAACAAGATGTCTGGCACCATGGAGTCAATCAATCGAAAGTACGGCTGGTAAGCACGGAGCGGATTGTGGGGAGTGTGCAACGCACTCCCCACGCTTCCACGGAGCACACGCACATGGAAGAACTACACGGACCATATGACAATGACTGGCCGTGTGAAACATGCGGCATTCATATTATGTGGTGCAACTGCAATCTGTGTGGTGAGTGCAGTAACTTTTGTACCTGTGTCAACAATGAATGGGATCTTACGATGACTGTACACGTCAAAGATGTCACGCACTTAATTCCACTCAGTGAGATTGTGCGTCGCGCTGCAAAGGCAGCAAACGCCACTACTTCACTTCACATCGCCACGGTAGCCGTGGAAGATCCAGTCAAGTCAGAGTCATGGACTGTGACTGCGTCTGGTGGTACGGAGATTGACGCAAAGAAGCGACTGCGGCATGTGCTTCAACAACAGATTCAGGATCACCAGAACCAAATTGATGCGTTAGCGCGTGCGCTGCACTATGTGCAGTCAGCACTAGAAGAAGATAAGGAGTAACACATGCCACGTCAACGAGAGGTGCTATCTGTCACGGTAACAAAAGAGTGCATTGAGATGCTGAACACGTTTGTTGAGCGGCAATGCAAGAATGGGTGGGCGACCAACAAGTCAATGGTGGTCAACAACGCAATCATTGACTTTATTCAGCGATCTGCTCAGCGCCCAGATGGGATTCCGTCACTGCCCAACTTGAATACCGAAACATCACCAAAGAGTGAGTAACGGCCATGCGGCAATTAGAAGGTGTTGCACAGACGAATCTCTTTCGCTTCTACGCACATATCGCTGGAAGCGTACCAGAAGTAGCGTGGGCATTCCATGTGCCCAACGGTGGCCATCGCCATATCACGGTGGCTGCACAACTCAAAGCACAGGGTGTTAAGGCTGGTGTACCAGACATCTTGATCCCTGTGCCATCAGCAGTGCCGATGGATGACAAGAGTGCGGCATTGTATCTGAGTGCCAACAAGTGCGTTGCACCAACACGGTACGTGGGATTGGCCATTGAGTTAAAGGTGGGAACCAATCGAGCGAGTAAGGAGCAGACACGGTGGCAGGCGCGCTTTCAGCAATCCGGCTGGCGTGCTGTGGTCTGCTATGGATGGGAGAGTGCGGCACAGGAAACGCTGCTCTACTTCAACCAAGATCCTGCAAAGTTTTACTTGTTTTAAGGAGCATCATAATGAAAATCGCTATCATTATCGTAGTTATCATGCTACTGGTGGCCTGGACACTTGCATTGCCTTGGTTGATCTTGCTCTCAGTCAACACACTGTGGCCTAATGCAGTCGTTATCAATCAGTGGACATATCTGGCAACATTGTTCTTGTTGTTGTTGGTAGGCGGCATGGTGAAAGGAAGCAATTCATGACCATCACGTCACATGAAACCACGTTTGGCGAGTACATTCTCAAAATCCAACTTGAAGACACCACGTTTGGCTACCAGTACGCAACGTTCCTCAGTGAGGAAGATCATCACATGCAATTTCTGGTCGGTGCGATGTTGTTCAACCGGAAGCCCACGCGTAAGCAGTTGGAGCGGTTGGCTAAGCGGCAAATCACCACACTGCAACGGATGTTGCATGAACTCAAAGCGTCTATGGCCACAAGCGGAGTAGTCACGGAAAGCGACGTACCATGACCATGAAAGTGCTGAGTCTGTTTAGTGGAATTGGTGGATTTGATCTCGGCTTCCAACGTGCTGGAATGGAAGTCATTGGAATGTGTGAGATTGACAAGCACGCACAGGAGATTTTAAAGCGGCAATTCCCTGACGCTACGCTGCACACGGATGTGAGAGAGGTGAGTTATGCCCCAGGAACAGTTGATCTTATTTGTGGAGGATTCCCCTGCCAAGATCTTAGCGTGGCAGGAAAACGACGTGGACTTGCTGGCAATCGGTCTGGACTCTGGTTTGAGTTTGCTCGAATTATCGATGAGGCTGAACCAGCGTGGGTGGTCATCGAAAACGTGCCAGGCTTATTCTCTTCAGCCGGAGGAGAAGATCTTGCCATCATCATTCAGTGGCTGGCTGAGCGCGGGTATGGCGTGGGGTGGCGAGTGCTTGACGCTCAAGGCTTCGGACTTGCCCAGCGACGGAAGCGTGTGTTTATTGTCGGAAGTTTTGGAACACCAAGTGGATGCACGCTACTACTTGAGTCCGAAAGCCTGCAGCGGCATCCTACATCGAGCGGAAAAGAGGGGAAAGACTATTCCCGAACCGCTCAAGCAGGCATTGATGTCAGTTTTACAGTCCGTGGGCCTGCCGGAAGCACCAACGGAGATGGACGAGTAAACAATACGCTTGTACCAGACGTGGCCAAAACGCTGCTTGGTCATCATCCACGGAGTGACGGTGACACGGAAACACTGGTGCCAGATCGTGCCAGTACGCTACTCGCTCACGGCCAACGCTTGGACCATGAATCAGAAACGCTGATTCCTGCGGCAACCACGGTGTATAGCCTCCAAAACACCATGGTCGGTTCAAAGGGTGATACTGGTGGTCCGCACGGTTCAGGAATCAGTGAAAACATCTCCTACACACTCACCACACAAGATCCGCACGTCATAGCCTACAACGTGAGTGATGATAGTGGCATTCAGAATACGGAAGTAGCACGCACGCTTGATACCACCTGCGCCAGACCGTCTAGTGGACAAGGCGGCAATATGGTGTTGACACCGTACTCCATTCAGGGAAGTATGGTTGATCGAGATGGCTATTCAAACGGTGCTGGTATCTCTCAGGAAAACATCTCTTACACGCTTACGGCCACGGATCGTCATGCTGTGGCGTTCCCAATGACACCTGACCAAGCACAGACCACGTTTCTGGCCGTGCAGCAGGTTGCTCCCACGCTGCGTGCTGAGGCCAAACAATCACTGATGACTGGTGATGGGAACATCAATGCGGCATTAGCGATTGGATTCTCTGGTCAGAAGTCATCTATAAGTATTGGCATGGAATCCGTGCCAACCATGGATTCATCTACGGTGTCTAACGTACTGTGGGAAGCGTCACACGCCAACGATCCTGCAAAGTTATGCACTGATCAAGACGTGTCACCTACGCTTCTTGCACGAATGGGTACTGGTGGGAATCAGACACCAATGATTGGCGTGCGGCGCCTTACGCCAACGGAGTGTGAAAGATTACAGGGATTTCCGGTAAACTGGACGGCTGGCCAGTCAGACACGCAACGCTACAAGCAGTTAGGCAACGCTGTGGCTGCCCCAGTGGCTGAGTGGATTGGTCGGCGCATCCTGAAAACCGTCACCAAATAGTCACTCACGTATGTGCAACAAAATCCGTTGTGGAGCGTAAAGTTCGTTTTACGCTCCACAAGTGATATTGCCGCCTATAATTCACTACTCTTTAGATACGTACACGGTGCATCGACATTGTGCATTCACGCTTGGGATAGCGTCTGCACTCATTGGTGCTGATGTACACGTTGGGCAGTCAGCCGTTGACCAGAGTGTCACAAGATCCAGTTGCTTTGCCACGTACATCACTCCTAGATGGTAGGCACGGTTAGCGAGTGATGCGGCAATGCCACTTCGCTGCGGAGCAAACGCATGTTTCACCATGTCTTTGGTAAAGTCAGCCTTTTCCACGGTGGTGAGTGTGCGCTCCAAGTGCGCCTTGGTCATGTCAGTGATGTGATTGCCAATCCGGAGTGCTTCCTGGTCGGCTAGCATTGTGACTGCGGCAAGTGACTCAGCATAGGATGGATGCGTGGTGACGCGTGACAAAGCCGTGGTCATGCCCATCCGTACAGCATCGTAGATGGTCTTATGGATAGCATCGGCAATCCGCTCTGGTTCATTGGCCAACGCACTGTGCATTCCGAGTGCCAACGTCACTGGGCTATCTGGATTCACGGTTGCGGCAAGTGCGTTCAACACTTTCTGGTACTGTCCATCAAGCACATCCTGAATCCGTGTCTGCAACGCAGCCGTGATGGCTGAGCGTACTGGATCGCTTGGGAATTGCTCACCCACACTGTCTTCAAGCGTTGGTTCAGGTGCCGCATTCAGCAGATACGGACCATCACTCTTAGAGAGTGTGTTCCACATACCTGCACGACTCGCAATCGTGCCAAGACGACCACGGCCTTGTTCCTCACTCTGTGCGTCACTGTGTGGTGACTGGCCAAGCAGGCTGCCAAAGCGCATTGAGCGGACTTCATCCGGAGTAATGACACCCATGCCAGTGTAGAGTTGGTCCAACTGGGCTAAGAGCATACGATCGTCAGATTTACCGAAGTTCCACTGCCACTCTAAGTCTGGTGAGGCAAAGTCATCATGCAAGATGCGATCAAACATGGTCTTTAGCCACTGGGCCATTCCCTCAATACCACGTCGATAAGTGATGGATTCTTGGGCTAGGGCTGTAGCACGATTGATGTCAGCCGTGAATCCGAGTTCACTTGGTGTCACGCCGAATGCGGCACAAGTAACTTTCATCATCCACTCATCCACTTCCGTTGAGTAGTTGAACGGTGAGAGTGGCTGCAGGTTGGCGTTGAATGGCATGAACTTGATTTTGGCACGCGCTCTATCCACACCGGCCAAGTCAGCATTGAACAGTTCCTCAAACTCACGGAGTTGCTGCGGATCCATTAGGCCGTCGGGCGGCGATGCTAACATCGCTGGAATGTTGCCATCCGTAAAGTGGGCTAAGTCTTGCGTCTGCTTACGCAGGGCTGTGTTGACACGCAGGATGATCCATTCCGTTGGTGGGAAGCCATACGGAGTGAATGATCGGCCGTAGCGTGGCCGGTAAATCAAATCCTGTGGTGTCAGAAAGATTTGCTCATCTGGTGCATTGGCATAGGCGCGTGTGTAATTAGAGATGGTTTCACCCCAGAGTACCTGCTGATAACCTACCGTGCGCCCACGCTCATCAATGATCGGCTTGATGGTGCTGCCATCCACTACTTCCAATGCGTACAAGTGGCCAGAGCGCGTATGCCGCCGGTACAACGTCATGGCATCAATGCTCAGAATCTCATACACCAACATGCCCACCCACGTTGGGAAGTCGTTCACGCGATCCGGATACATCCACCAGTGCGTGAGGGCTTCTAAGCGTTTCATCACCTGCGTATCACCAATGCGTCGCTTATCTTTTGGCACAATAGCCCACGTAAGGCCTTGCATCTGCTCCACACGCGTGGCAATACACAAACTCGCCACGTCATACGCTCCTGCCAGTTGCCGCAGTTGGTCAAACGGAGTGAGTGCCACTCCTTTGATGGATTCACCACGGGGAAACCGGCTAGTGTTCTGGCCAACGGTGAATTGGAACTGCCTTGGTGTTTGGCCGTTGGTAACTGGATCTGGTTCAAGTGGTAAGCCTGGGCTGAATGGTCGTCCAGCCAGTAAATCCCATGCCGCACCTAACCGACCAGCCAGCGTCGTCAAGTCACGTTTGGGCGCATACGTGTTTCTTCGTGGGATTACTGGTTCGTCGCTCATAGTTGCTCTATCTCCACTATTTCGGCTTCCTCAGCCTCAGCGATCCGCTTGGCTTGTCTATCTCGATACCACTGCAGCAGGTTGATTGCGGCATTACTGACACCGTGCCATGCAAGGGCTAGTGCCATCACGCAGTCATCATGCTCTCCTGCTGGTGCGCCATACTTCATTAGCCCACCTGGTGTACGCTCCTGAGTATATGCTATCAGTTCCTGCAAGAGTATCTCATGCCGCAATAATCCAATCTCCTGCTTTTCAATGGCCAGTGCTAACTTTTCAATGATTTCAGCCTTACTTGCGTTGGTCGTGGTGAATCCACGCACTGGCATGTTCATGCGCTGCAATCGTTCAAGCATGGGAAGGCCAATACTGTTGGTTTCCGCAATGATGGTCTGAGGCTTCCACTTATCCACCAGATTCTGTAAGCGCCCCACTTGCAAGTCAAATCCTGTCTTGACCATCCGATCCACTTGGACCACCTGCTTGTTGACCATGTCAAGCACGACAAACACGGTAGCGTCATTGGTTCGGCCCCAGTCAACGCCAATCACGTAGTTGATGTTTGTTTGCGGCATGTCTGGTACGTCTTCCATGACGGTTTGGCCAACGTTACGAAAGACGGATCCCTCTTCACTGATGAATTGTGCCAAAATCTCTTGCATGTACTCACGCTCTGACAACTGACTCCGCAACTCATCCAACTCATTTGGATCAAGAAACGGATTGTCATAGGAGGATCGCTGCACCGTGTACCAGTTATGCTGCGTCTGTGCCGCCTGCCACAACCGGTAGAATGCATTACGACCATCCGGAGTGCTAATGAAGTACGCATCACCCTGTAAGTCTACCAGTGTAGGCCGGATAGACTTACGCCACGTCGTATCAAGCGTAGACGAGAATGCTGCCTCGTCAATGATGACGCGCTTGTACTTACGAGAGCGCGCCACACGCTTGTTTTCTAGCGACCAGAACTCCAACACCCCACCAGTCATGTACTCCACACGCTTTTCCTGTGAGTTAATGCCGCTTTGCAACGGAGCAAGACGTTCCGTGATGTCACGCCACGCTTCCGTCAACAATTTGTAGTTGGGTGCAAACCATCCAGCCGGATGGCCTGCCAAAATTACCTCAGCAATCAGATTGACGGACATGGTGGTCTTTCCCCAACGTCGACCACAGCAAATCATGTTGAAGCGTCGTGCTTGTTGCCGCACCACCAACTGGGCAGGATACAGACGTGGCAGGATGATCTTGATGTCACCAGTTCCCTCTGGTCCACCAGAATCCATTCCTGTCTGGATGGCAATGTTGCGTTTCGGTAGTGCTTTCATACTTTCCCCATGATATGTGCATCCATCTTGCAGTTAATCCAGCCGTACTTGCGGCATAACTCATCTACGCCTTTGGATTTGGTTGCAAAGACCATGAATAGAATATCACTGGTACCAGCACGCTCTTTGGCTGCGTCTTCCCATTCAAGCACGGAGTCTAGGCCATATCCCTCAGCCTCATGCAGACGGATAGCATAGGCGCGCCAGCCGTGTGGCACACCGATCATGGCGATGTCTTTGAACTTGTTTTCCACGTTCAAGTCCACCACTATCTCAATGCCATGCGTTTGCCAATATGCGGCAAGCCAACGCTTCTGCCAGACGTTGTAGAGTACTTCGGCTTTGGCAAAGTTTGTACCGGTACTGAAGTTTGGTTCAATGGCACTGGTACAGCCGGTTTTGACGACCATATCCGGATTCTTCCAGACAGTACTGAATCGGTAATCCTCTGTGTAGAAGTGCCACAGACCAGGCATTCGCGTGTTGTGACGTGATACTCTTCCCCATCGTTCCATCATCACCGGTGGGCGCCGCAGTTGATACAGCAGGTTGAGCGTAGGCACACCCCACTCATTGTCTGACATCATGGCCGGATAGATCTTTTTCCCATCTTCCGTGTAGTTGTTCAGAATATCATCACCAAGCAGCGTGGCCATGCTCTCTCGGTCATTCAACTCTTCCAACTCATCCATCATCTCTACATTGCCGCTTGATCTCGGTAAGACGGCCTCATTGAGCATATCTGGTGTGCCATCCGTTCCCTGATAGCCAGCCATAGGATCAAGTGACGGTTCAAGCACCTGCTTGATGGCTTTCCGGTTGGCCTCGTTCACAATGTCCGTAAGCGATAGACGTGCGGCATCACTTAGATTATCCAAGTCTTGAATAAGGCCTTCAAGCATTTTCATGTCAGATGAGGCCATAGCCCCAATGGGATCAAACGTCGTGAGTGCCTCACGCTCTTCACTCTCCGTAATGTCAACGTACACCACTGGGATTGACGGTATGTTATGCCGCAGTGCGAGCGACACACGCAAGTGGCCGTCTACGAGATGACCAGTCTGCTTGTTTACAATGACTGGTGCAATGAAGCCAATATCATCAAGCACACCGGAGAGTGCAACCTGCTGCGCACGACCATGCACGCGCCAGTTCTGAGGATTGGCCAACAGTTGCTCTGGTGATTCTTCTGCGTACTCTACGATCCTGTTTTCCCAGTGCTTCATTGCGGCAGTTGGCTTATCTTTGTCAGACATATCCACTCCTATTCCTGACTTTGATTCATCGCACGCAACCAGCGATTGCGTTTCTTGTTATTAAGGATATACAAAAAGCGATATTGAAACTCCGTGCCTTTGATGTGCGTGATACCTGGATAGAGTTCTTTCATGGCTGCTGCGGCACGAGTGCCATGACGATGCCACATGGTCACTGGATGCACACGCTCACCACTGGCCAGCACGTAGAAGTCTACTGGTACTTTTCCTACTGAGATTGCATTTGAGGCCTTGTAGATAGTGCCTATGTTGCCTACGCTGCCATCTGCGTAGGTGATGATGTACTCAATCTTGGGATTCCATCGCTTGATGAACCAGAGCAACATCCCGATGACCATGGTTTCACTGTTATGCGGCAATATATCATCCAACCACATGCGATCGAACTCACAGTAGTTGTCTTTGGTGATGTCTTCTGAGATGGTGTGTTTCATGTGTGGCCGGATTCCGTAGCCGAGTTGAATGAATCCTAGTGGTGTGTGGCCGTGATCGTCATGAAACACCACCATTGAGAGCATCCGGTTTTTGGTGGCCTTGTGTGAGTAGTGGTGTTTGATGACCAACTCATCCACCAGATGGTTTGGCTGAATCATCAAGCGCAATTCACGGTAGGCCACGCCAATGGGATTGCCTACCAAATCCTCTATGAGCGAACGCATACGGCCTCCACAGATGCAATGACGCGCTCACGGAAGTCCATGGCTTCGTGGGCCAAGCGTGCCCACAGATCGTCATTGGTGATGTGGCTAATGTCATCCTCACGGATAACAATGGCCACCACAGCGTCATCCATGGCCACAACGTGCGTGTCTGGACCAAACATGTGTGGTGGGTGTTGTGTCACCACCACGGTGATGTCATCAGCACTGAGATTCCGGATTGCTGGTACGCATGATGCGTCTGGTGCAGCGTGTACGGTGATAATTGCTCGATTCATGGCCACCTCCTACTAATCAACCTAAGAGCAATTATAATACGAAATATATAATTTTGTCAAGATGAATGATGTTTGGTATACTGAAATTGGTCAAGAGGAAGTTACGATCGCAGAAAGGAGCGCAGTCGCTTGTTGGTTTCAACATGTAGATTGTGTTAGCCCCTGGGAAGTGACTAAATAGCGAACCTACTTGATACAGAATCACCCTCACTGGTGTTTGTGGGGGTGATTCACTATATTCCAGCACCATTGATGTTTTGCACGCTCTCAGGCCCAACCAGTGGCAAATCCGTGGATTCTATGACTGGTGTTGGTGGCACGGATGATTCATAGGCCTCAATGGTTGCGTCAACATATGCGTGATCAGGCAAATACTCACCATCCTCATTCATACCAGCCGTGTAGCCACCGATATACATTCCTGTGGGCTTTGGCCACACGTTGACTGGCTTTCCAAATGAATCAAGTGAGCAGACGCGGATTGCCCACGTCATCTGCCCACTCTCATCACGGTATTGCTTATTCACTTGATACCAGCCACGCTCCGTGGTGATCAACCAGACGTATTGGTTATATGGACTCCATTGTGTACTTGACATGATTCTTCCACACTTCCTCATAGAGCACGTTCATGGCCAGTGCTGCTGACCAGAAACTCCGTGATGTCAGTGGGATGTCCGTAGCCGGTGCGCGCCCACGCAAGTGCTCAATCTTTCCCACGTACACACGACGTTCCTGGTCATAGTGTACACTGAGAGCAAAGCCATTGGGAACAAAGCGTTGAATCCGATCCTGTGATATGAGTGCCCATCCAGTTGGTAAAAGCATTCTAGTCTGCCATTTCTAGCGCGTAGCGCAACATGAATGCAGGTGCATCCAAATCAGTGTTCATCTCTTGTGCCCACCAGATGGTTTCATCAAATGAGAGCGTCATGGTGTGCGTGGTGGTTTCACCAGTGTCACTATCCCACTCTTCACACACCCATTCCACCTTGTTATCATGCCAGCGGATGGTTGGCGTGACTTCGTGGTCCGTTTCCGTTTTGAAGACGCTCACGCCACATCCGGTGACAGCGTCAAACTGCTTGTTGAAGATGTACTGCAACGCAATACGGTTTGCGTAGGCCGTATCACCCCACCGTTGCATTGAGGCCATCAGCATGGCTGCCACGTCTTTCAGTGGACAGCCAGCCGAGTGCTGATAGAGATAGAGCGGAGTTGCGTCTGGTGCTTCTTGGAGCACAATGTTGGTTGAGTTGCTCATATTACTTGGCCTCCTTAATCATCTTGGTTCCCTGCTTGAACGCCATCACACACGCTTTGCGCCATGATGCTGGGCTATCCACTTCCGTGGTGACGGTGAACTTAGCGAGTGTTTCCGTACCGTCATACCAGTCATTTTCCTCAGTGGGCATGATGTCAGCCACATGCTTGGTCACAAGCACATCCCACTTGGTGAGATCGAACACCCCACGGCCAACGTAGCGTGGCGCAACAGACATGGTGACGTTCTCTGACACCTCACGCTGGGCTTCCAACACGTCACAGAACTCCCAGCCTTTTGGCAACTTCACAGTGATTTCTTTGGTCATTACTTGGCCTCCTTGATGTAGCGAGCGAGTGCAATCTTGTAGCGACGACGGAACTTGCGAGTGTGGTAGGTGCGACAGGCATCATCGTAGCGTGCGTTGCGAAGAATCTTGTCCATGTGGCGCTCCTTACTAAATCAACTCTATGTCAGTCATTATAATACAAACTATATACTTTTGTCAAGTACCAATTTTATCTTATAATGCAAATGAGGATTTTCGTGATATGAGAGGGAACAATCATGGGTGTCAAGAATGATGGGTGGATCATTACGCACGCTGCCAACGGAATGATTGAACCGTTTGTCATGCAGCAGGAACGCAGTGGCGTTATCTCCTACGGTGTATCGTCATACGGTTATGACATGCGTGTGGCCAATGAGTGGAAGTACGTGGAATCACCAGTAGCCTGGTCTGACGATCGCGCGTATATCATCGATCCTAAGGAACGCAACATTGAGCAATACACTCAGCACGTTATCGCTGATCAGTACGTGCTGCCCCCAGGTGGCCTTGTGTTATGCCGCACGGTAGAGTACTTCCGGATTCCGCGTGACGTGCTTGGGATTGTGCTCGGGAAGTCAACCTACGCACGCTGTGGGCTTCTGGTGAACTGCACACCACTTGAACCAGAGTGGGAGGGCCACATCACCATTGAACTGAGCAACGTGTCACACCATGCTATCCGGATTCACGCCAATGAAGGGATCGCACAAGTCTACTTCTTGGATGGTGGTGACTGCCGCACGTCGTACGCTGACAAAAAAGGCAAGTACCAGTCACAAATCGGAGTGGTGCTGCCAAAAGTGGAGCAATAAACACTTGACGATACTCTTACACTTAGAGTAAGAAGCCTAAGTGAAAGAGAGCACCAATGCCGCAGTCACCAATAATTGTACCTACTGCTATTCCTATCCCAAGCGTAGCGTTTACATTGACCATGACGATACTGGTTGAATGCACCATCCCAAGTGGTACTTCAACCAGTACACCCATTGACATGACACGACCAGACCGACTTGGTTATTTGCCGCTTTTAGTCTGCACTCCGGATGCGTGGGATGCTGCCAAACTTACGCTCCAAATCTCCTATGATGCAACTATTTGGCACACGGTGTACAAATGGTTTGATAACAAGTCATTTACTACTAATCACAATCTTGCCGCAAACATGGCAGTCTTATTTGATGGGTATCCACTCCGTGGCTGCCCATTTTTTCGTTTCATTTCTGGTACGGTATCTGTACCGGTGGTCCAAACAGCAGATCGATTACTACGGGTGAACTGTGGAACGCACTAAAACATTCACTAGTCGCACAAGAAAGGGTGCCGCAATGAGTCCAACACCTGCATTAGATCCGATGGTGGTCACAGATAGATTGGCCAAAGTGGAATCATCACTAAGTCACATAGACAAGCGCATTGAACAGATAGAGAAGAGCATAGAAAAGGTGCTGCACGTCATGGAAAAGCGTGAGGAAAACCTGATTAAACAGGTGGACGAGTTAGAGGGTGAAGTGAAAGAACTCCGTACTCGAATTACTTCCATGGAAAACCGGATGGCATTCTGGCACGGTATTGTGGCACTCATCGCCTTTTTGTGGCCAACTATCCTGAAGTTCTGGCCATCATAAGGAGTGCGGCATGGGACGAAACCGTAAAAAGGCCGGAGCAGGTGCGATTGACGCAAAGATCTATGACATCTTTGGCAACGTGATTGGGGAAACTGGTGAACCAGCACCGGCTGCCCAAACGCCTGCGCCCACGCCAGAACCAAAACCTGCTCCGGCCAAGAAACCAGCATCACGCAAGAAGAAGCCAGAACCGGAAATTGTTGGGAGTGCGGCAACTGGTGACATTGCCAAATCACGCAGCATCATCTCAAACTCACCGATTGGTGAACAGATGATTAGTCGTGCGCAACAAGTCTATGCTCAGCCAACTGTCAAGATTGATCGCAAGGCCAAGCGTGAGCGTGCTGTGTTGATTGATGACGTTGGGAATATTCTTGGTGAGTTTCAGGGAACGGCTAGCCGTGTCCGTATGCCTGCCGTCACCATGCTCCGTTCATCACATATCACGCATAATCATCCAGATGTCGTCACGTTCAGTCCAGCAGATTTAATTAACATGGGTGAAACTGGATTGCTTTCTATTGAAGCCCAAGCCATTCCGATGAAAAAGGAAGAGCGGCAACAGATGGAAGCCATGCTTGATCTCATTATGGATGATTTAGACATCTTTATTCCTGAGAGTGTTCGGTACATGCGCCCAGAGATTGAAGCGTCATTCCGTGACATGCGTGATTTGTTCAAGAACAATCCTGGTGCAATGAATCTGACGTTTGTTGCGGCACTCAACAAACTGACCAAGGGTGAGGCTATGCGAGAGCGTAATACCACAAGAGCAACAATGCTCACCATCACGACACGCGCGCAAACGCTTTTCAATAACATGTTCCGCACGCCAAACTATGCGAAAGAGTGGCATATGGCTTCTACCGTCATTCTCACCAAGGTACTTGGCAAACCACCAGTCAGAACAAATCCGTATCTGAATCAACCGGAACTTGATACTGCGGCAATTAGTAAATCCATGAACTTTCTGGCTAATGCAATTATGCAGCACGTACTTCTGCAGGCATCATGGCGCAAAGAAAATCCAAGCAGCGTCAGTTACTCAGTCACGTTGTCATAGATTGCTCCGTGGCACACATGAATCCACCTGCGGCACATTACTGCAACAGGTGGATTCATTGTTCCGCACGACTGGAAACTGAGGGATATTGAATTGTGTGTTGGGAGTAGATAGGAGTGCCATCTCCTTTCTATAGGTGAATCCCAAACCTATTGTACACGCTTTTGCAGTTCCGTTACGCCGATTGCTGCACCTGCGGCAAGGATGGCCTCAAGAATTGCCTGACTGACGGTGACTGCGTCAAGCAGCAATCCGTTGGCCACGGTAAACAGTAGGCTAATCAGTAGGCTATAGCCGAGTGCTACCAGTGGGAAGATCCACTTTGGTGCATCTGGCACGGCCATCTTGGTCATGTCTACCAACACTTTTGCCAATGTCACGACGGCTAACACGCTCTGTGTCAGTACTAATCCATCCATCAGAGTGCTCCTATTCTACGTGAAACAATACTTTCCGCTTCTGCCGCATCGTTACAATCTCAGCCTGACGACGCTCAGCCTCACGATCTACCAGATACGCAATCACTTCACTCCGTGTCAGTTGCATCAGCATCATCAGTTCATCTAATCGACGATCCGTGCTCACTGGCATGGTGATAGTGGTCCGTACTAAGTCTTCATTCTTCTTGATTCCGTGTGCCATCATATCTCCTAGTTCAACGTAGAATCAATGCCGCTATCCTGGTCCATCAGCGTGTCAATCGCCTGCTTCACATCAATGAGTAAGTCATTAGCCACATCATTGGTAATGAGTAGCGTGTTTCGCATCTGTGAAAGCGCATGGAGCGGACTATACGATTCCCCAGTAAACGTCACATTCTGTGCCGCACTTCCCACAGAAACTGCCCACACGTACAAGCCTTTGAGTTCCACCAGTTCTGCTTGGTAGAAGATGTCTTTGTCTACGTGGCGTGTCACAAGCAGCAGTTTCTGTGGTTGAAGTGGTGACATACCGTTGCCGCCTACTTTCCAACAACGCGCTTAATGAACACCGTAAGATCGTTCAAGTAATCCTGCACCTGCTGAATGCTTGACGATCCTTGGAGGAAGCCCATCCGGATTAGGTAATTCACATCCCAGATTTTGGACCAGACAATATCCTCAATCTGCTGCTTGGAGAGGATTTGATTCTGCAAGTTGGAAATCTGGTTCTGCATTGCCGCAATCTGTCGCTCAAGTGACGCAATCTTTGCATCCTGACTGTTGGCCTTGTTCAGTGCAGTGGTGGCCGTGCCTTGGGCAGTACCAGCCATCTGCTGAGCGGTGGCAATCTGCTGCTTCAACGTGGCCACTTGTGCCTCATTGATGTTTACCGTCGTGCCGCTCGGCTTGTCATCCCAGTAAATGAAGCCAGGAATCTCCTGCCACCACTGTTTGCCTTGGGGATCGCACCAGACCACACGGAGCGTGCGATTCACAATCTCCAAACTTCCATTGGCATCAGGAATGAGCAACAGCAGTTCGGCTTTCTTTCCTGGTGGTGTCCGGAATACATGCAACCCCCACTGTTGGTTTGGTCCAAGGCGACCAACGGCCATGTGATACATCGTGCCGCTTTTATCCGGATATGACCAACTGCCACTGATGCTATAGGCGTTCATTGGTGTGGGAATGGGATTGGGCTTCAACGGTAAGATCGGTTCCATGTGCACCTTCCTTTCTGTGAACAGTATAGCACTCACGTCTATAGATTCTATGTTTTCGCTCAATGGTATACTACGAGTGAGATTGGATATGCACTACGGAGGATAACCATGGAAGAATTGATTGCGCAGTTACGCAACCTGTTAAGCGGCACTATGAAGATGTACTACAAAGCCCACGTCATGCACTGGAATGTTGAAGGTGCTGACTTTCCCCAGTACCACGACTTCTTTGGCGATGTGTACAATGAACTGTTTGACGCACTTGATCCGATTGCAGAGCATCTGCGCTTCTTGAACGTCAAAGTACCTGCGGCATTGAATCGCCTGCTCACCATGGGTAGCATCACTGATGACGTGACGGACGACATGGATTTTGCTGCCATGGTCACTGACTTCCAGACGGCCAACCAAGCCATCATCGCTGTCTGTCGGGAAGCCATTGCTGCCGCAGATGACGCTGGTGAACCGGCCGTGAGCAACTTCTTGCAAGAGCGATTAGGCGCGCACCAGAAGTTAGAGTGGAAAATCCGTTCGCTCCTTGCGTGATGGTGGCTTGACTGGCGTAGGCTGCTTGGCCGGATCAACCAAGTCAATCGCATCACGGAGCAACTCCATTGCCGCACACAACAACGCATACTCATCCTGTGCTGATGACACAACGCAATCCCCATCCACTTCAAGTGAGAGATGGGGATTGTCTTTTTCTTGGGTGAGCATGAGTGACACCATCACGCCTTTGTCAGCACTCGGATAGTGCCGCAGTCGAAGCGTCTGCGTCATCACTCCATTGACTCTCACTTGTTTGCGCCATCGATTCATCAGGTTACTCTGGGATCTGCTGCGTTAATACGGCCACACACTTATTATACGTTGCTGCTGCGCTCATCAGTGATTCCTGAACAACGACTGCGTGTCGCTCTTCTGCCGCCTGTAACGCAGTAGCCATGTACTCAATGACAAAGCCCATCAACTCATATGCGTATCGGTTATCCGATCCTCTAATGGTGTCACGCGTATAGAGGCTATAGCGCTTCCGTGCCACCATCAGATTCCACTTCGCATCATTCCAGCGCTTATTTTGCACGGCTTCAAGCATGGTCATAAGTGTTCGGTGGATAATGCGGCATGTTTGACGGAGTTCTTTGGCTTCCTCAATCTCAGCCACTGCGTCATTGGACCATCGCCACAGCAGCACCAATCCCATTAAGATGACACTACCGATGGCGATTCCTAACATCATCACTTACTCCCATGACGGATATTTCATCTCTTCCACCACTGGAATGGATTGTATCAGTGCCAACACCGGCTTCCACTGCTCATCACGCTCTATCTCGTCTACTGCGGCAAGCATGGAGTCTGCGTCACAGCCAACTGGTACGGAGTGGCCACGCAACACAGCGTGCAATCCCATGGCGCGGATCCAATCCTGCTTCTGGTTCGCCTCATTCAGCATGTGCTGCGTGAGATGGCTAATAAAGGCTGTAATCACCCACTGCTGACCAGCATCACTCGCATTGTGGTATTTTTGCATCATCCAAGCGAGTGCATCTTCTTGCGGCATCATTGTCATCGTACCCACCATTTCGTCAGATTGTTTGATCGGTTCTTCAAGCGTTCCCACTGTTTGGCCGTGCCCACTTGCTCTAACACCCAATTCCACCAGTGACTGTCACACAGACGGCCACTCCACACATGCTGGCCAACATCAAACACGCAGCCACAGGAATGCTCTACCTGCACTTTGGCCAACTGCAGCCGAGTCATGTTCACTAACGTGCCACGATGCTCTTCAAACTCTGCGGCAAGCATCCGGATAATCCGGTGTTCTGCCTCATATGGTAACATCCGTGGCCACACACGCAACCAGAAGCGTTCCCACGTATTCTGAGGCTGAATGGTCACGTAGCAATGCACCAATACTTCCTGCACTGCCAATGGAGGATCTACTGCTGTCATAGCGCACCACCTTGCACATACAATATACAATTTGATGATACGCTATGCGGCAGTAAATGTCAATCAAATCAGCACTGCAAACCACATGGATTTGGCTGGCATAGTTGCATCACCGGCCACGTCATAGGTGGCCATGACTTTGTAGACACGGCCGTCTGGTCGCGTCACGATGCTTCCCTCAGGCGCACCACGGTAGAAGTGCTGCAACTCTCCCCAGTTGTGCGTGTGGTACGTGTCTGCGATGACTGGGAAGCCACTCTCAGCCACACCCTTACACGTTCCTACCGTCAACCAGCACGTTCCCTTGATTTTGTACTCCGCAATCTTATCCCAGATCGTGGCAAAGGATTGTTGCTCACGAACCATCTGGACCACTTCGTCAATCTGCTGTTGCTTATCCATGTTTTGTACTCCGTCGTTTCTTGGGTGAGCGCGTCACCAATTCTTGCTCTACAATCGCTACGTACTCTTTTGCGTCAGTCCATGGGAAGTCTTTGGCCATAGAACGATAACGGACCAACAGTGTTTTTAACGCATCAGTGGGCATGGCACTCATCCGCTCTGCTGCCCACTGATGGTATCGATGCATGGGATTATTCATCATCGCGACGATCATCCCAATCAAAGCCTTGGATTTCATCATCAGCAAATGACCACTCAATCATCTCCGTTGGTCCAATTTGCTCATTGTCAACGTGCAGGCTGATGTGGTACTCACCACTGCCACGCTCACCAAACTTACGCACCCACTCTTTGAAGGCCTCACGCATACAGTCACCACCGTCAAGCCACGTCAGACACTCTTGGAGTGACTCCGTGGGCACCCACGCTGCTGGAATGGTGGTGTATCCGAGGCCTGGTTCAAAAATCCGTACTTCTGCTGTGTTGGCCATATGCGTTGCTCCTTGCTCAAATCAACCTAGAAGTATTCTACCATGAAACTATATAATTTGTCAAATAGAATATTGCATATCTTCTTTACTAAAAACGCATCATCCCGATCTGCTAGTAAAGCACTAGTAAAGAAATTAGTAAAGGAAGCCAGATTGCTTGGCTTCCTTATGCGTCAAAGGCTTTACTGGGATTCTATGCGCGTTGCGTGGCTTTCCATGCGTCTATGGCCTGCAGGATGGATGCTGTGGTCACTGGTGCATCATCATCCCAATGTGCATCTTCGTGAATGCTGCTCTCTACGATCGCCACCACGGCCATTGGTGAGGAATCCATCACGTTAGTCATGCACTCATGGATCTCCGTGATGATGGCAGCCATTTGCTCAGCGTTAATTGTGCGTAATCTCATAACTGAAACTCCTTACTTGCACGGTGATATTCTTCCAGAATCGCGGTTATCAAGTTCATGTTGACGCATTCCATCGGCTTAGTGAACGTCACACAACCAGAAGCCCACTTGGTCATCAGCGTATGACATGCAAACCAGCGTGCGTGATCTTCTAACTTCTTCACTTCTGATACCTGCCAGCCGGTGGTTGGGCAGGTGATGGTCACATGCCACTCATTATCCTTGGCCACAATCTCTACAGTCACTTTTTCTACGTTCATCATATGCAGGTTCCTTTCTTTAGTCTTGGTGATCGTCACGTTGGCTGATGGCAATCGGCGAACCGTCGCCGGCCACGCAGAAATCCACGTCGTGGCTATCCAAGTCAATGAAGCCGTCAAAGTCGTGAGCGTTGTAGGTAATCTCACCGGCCAACACTTCCTGCCCATCCACAATCCGGTAGGATGTGACAGTAAAAGTATCAAAACCACGGATAGAAACGCGGATACGCAACTGAGGCTGTGACTGCTGTGACATAGGCTACTCTCCTTACTCAAATCAACCTGAGATGATCATAGCACAAAACTATATACTTTGTCAAATAAAATATTGCATCAAAATCAATTCCCTAGGAATGCTGATGTTTTAGCAGGTTGATCACTAGCAGCACCGTGGCTTTCTTTTGGCCAAATGCGTATCGGCGAGGGATGACGTTTTCCACCCACGCATCAATGCTTGTGCCATGCTCCTGACTCATTGCATACCAGTCACAGCACATCTCTACGATGTCTAACGTGGTCATATCATCTGGATCTAAGTGCCATTCAGGATGATGGCGATTGTGCGTCACATGATGCACCACAGCATCTCGAATAGCCTGATCGAGCGTAGGATCGGCCATGAATGTAGTTACCTGCGTGTCTTGCTCACCTTGGGCGCGCCACGTTGTCCGGTAGTATCGCCACACGTATGGAGTGAACTCTGGTTCAATTAACTTTGATCTGTCATGATGATATGCAGCATTTATCAGTGCGTCATGCTGCTCTGGCATTACCGTGGCCATGTATTTCATGTTTTCTTGCACCAGTGCAACGTGCTTCCCATGCGTTGCGTGGAAGTTCCCAACCATCTTGTGCCACAAGCGTGGCATATCTTGTTTCACTTGCTGCCATATCACCGTATCTGGATTGGCATCCTCATTGATTGGCTTTCCCATTGCGTCAAAGAACACCTTCATTGACTTTGTCATCTCTCGTTGCATCTCAGCATTGATGTGTGTGAACTCACGAAAAAACTTTTGTGCATCATCATCCATGGTGTTCCTCCTTAGTGAGCAATTTTTGGTAATAAAACATCCGTGCGCCAGACGGCCTGGTCACGCTCATTGATCGTCAGCCACTGCGACCAGCACGGCTGTGACGCGGACCAGTTGCGCCAGCCATAGCCGTCATTCCAGATTATCTCAAACAATGTGTACTGAACATGTGCTGGTGCCACTGCCGCACTCGGATACAACTCTGCCAGTTCCGCACCAGTCATACCGAACTGTGGTGCAACCTGATTCAGTGCCCACAAGTTGCTCGGATTCCAAATCCAATATGAGTTAAACTGCCATGCACCACCATCCGTGGACCATGTGCCATTGTAGCCAATCGCATTCCACTTGACTGATCCTAACGTCACCGTATCACCAGACTCACATGCCGCAACCGCAGCAGCCTCTGGTGTGACATCAATGACGTGACAGATGTTCCCTTGGCAGGTGATATACAGTAGAATAGTGCTCAGAATCAGATTCATCCGGTACTCCTTTCAGTAAACTCTTTGGCATAGTACTACACCATGTTGTATTTGTCAATAAATTGTATTGCACACTATATCAAATGGTGATATGATAGACGTAGGTTGAAGTGAAAGAGAGGGATTCGTATGAAGTCTAGTGTATTTCGAGAGTTGTTGGTGATGGCCAATCAGCAGGCTACCGTTGCTGCATACGAACGTGACGATCCACGGCTGCGTGGTGACTGCGTAGTAGTGACTGACGTTCCTCCGCGCTGCATGTCTGTGGCCATCAAGTTGGGTGCAGAACCGGTGGATGCTGGTCTGCTCTTTGCTCCGGCTGAAGTTGTTCCGTGGAAGTGGATGGCCGTTGCAATGAAGTCATCACCAATGCCGCATATACGCTCCAAGCGTGTGTGGGCGCACACGTTCCAACGTGCACTGGTAAATGCTGGCTTCAAAGCCTACGTTATGACTCAATTTGAAACTGATCAAAATATTTGATACACTAAAGGCGCACTCCTGTACCACCAGCAGGGGTGCGCCATTTTTTGTTGCATCTTATCTTACTTTCATTGCCGCATAAAACGCAATCACTTGCTCCACATAGGCCGGAATAGCACTGAGCGCTTCTTTGCGTGTACGGAAGCCACTGTTCGGTAGCGAGATGTGCAGACGCTCATGCTTGACTACGGAAAATGACCAGTCATCTTTGCTGCTCTGGTTTGTCGGTGCCGCATTTGCTATCTTGGCGTTCCACACGATCACATCATATCCCTTGTAGTGATACAGATACTCGTAAAACGTGGCCGTGCGCTTTGCTACTTGTCTAAGTTCCATCACATCATCTCCGATGAAATACGCATGTCATCCGCAAGTGCAATGAGCATGGCTGCTTGGTCTGGTCGTAAGGCCACCTGATACCACGTATGCCGCTTCTGTGCATCGGTGCATGACACCACGCGCCACTCCGCAATCGCATCTATCTGCGTGTCTAGGTACATCCGATGCATCAAGTCAATCATCCGGTGAGGTGACTTGTTTGGCTTGATTGGTCGCCAGTCAGGATCAATCCATTTCACGTTTGCCGCATTGTCCGTCACAAACACTCGATGGCAGGTGTCAATCATCCACACTTCGCCGATCCGTGGCGTGTATGAGGGATTCAGTTTGGCTGGTTGGCCACTAAGTGACGGTTCATCATCCACGTCATCATCAGGATCGTCTTTCTCGTAATCATATTCCCACGGCTGCTTGGCCGGTTTGGCTTCCTTTGGTTCTTTGTACGTGGTACTGAGTGCATCACCAAGCAGGTTCTTTGACTTGTCTACTGGTTGCCGCTCCGCAGCGTTATCGTAGGTGATTGGCACAAGTGGTGGAAGATCCATCGGAATCACTGGTGGAATGATGGTGTCAAACATCTCCTGCCACGTTGGCAGTGCTGGCATGGTATCAAGCAGGTTTTGGAGCAACTGTTTATCCGTTGCCGCAAGTGAACCAACTGGATCAAACGTGGCCATGATGATGGCTTCTTCTTCCTCAGTCACATCAATGTACGTGACTGGTACTTCCGCTTGGCCTTGTTTGGTCGCAAGTGCCAAACGGAGATGGCCGTCTACCACGAGGCCAGTACGTTGATTGACCACAATGTTCTGTACGATCCCGACTTCGCCGAGTACATCAGCCAGTGTGTCTTCTTGCCGCTTATTATGCACGCGCCAGTTGCGTGGATTGGCCTGCAACTCATTGGTTGGTACGTTAGCATAGCCAACAATCCGGTTTTGCCATGACATATGTATTGCTCCTGTGGGTGGCCACACCATGCAGCGTAGCCACCCATGCATTCACTGATTATCGGACCATCATCGGCATTACAACGTGAACGTAGTTGGTATTGCCTACGGCTTGAAGAATGGCTGGGGCAGTGCTACTCGTGGTCCGCAACACTGCTTGGGTGCCGCCTGCGCTCTGCACTGCATTCAACGCATCCTGCAAGTACTTGACGTTCAGGTTGATGTCATGTGGCGCACCTTCGTGGACTCCACCAATCAATGCTTGACCAGTACCGATGCTCTGGCCACTGCTAATGAGTGCAATGTGCATTGGCGTGATCATCAACTTGACACCAGACGCAGGATTCATCAATGCCGCAACTTTAGAAGCACGACGCAGTTCATCAATCTCAAAGACGAACTGTGACTGGAACTCCGTGGGAATGACACGCGCCACGTCAGGATACTTTCCCTCAATGACACGGCTGACTATCTCCACATCCTCAGAGATGAACGCCACTTGGTTGTTGTTGGGGCTAATGGCCATGGTGATAGACTCAGCATTGCCCATAATCCGCAGCACTTCAGCCATGGTGCGTGCAGGTACAAGAATCTCCGTAGGTGCCGCAGGTTCGCTCAGTGTGAACGTGGTGCGTGCCAAACGGAATCCGTCAGCACAGACCAGTTCCACGGAGTGCTCATTCACCACGATACGCACGGCCGTGAGCACTGGTCGAGAGTCATCCGTGGCTGCAGCCACAATGACATGATCAATCGCATCCACAAACGCGCGTGGGAGCGTGATGGATGGATGCGTGATTTTGGGCAGCGTGGGGAAATCTTCTGCTGACAATCCCATGATGGTGTTGTCAAACTTGCCGCATTGCATTCGGATACTGGTAGCATCCACATTCACATGGATAGGTTCACTGGGCAGGTTGTTGACCAAGTCACCACCTAACTTGCCAGGTACGGTGATTTGACCACGCTCCGTGATGGTGGCCGGAATCCAGCAGGTAATCCCCAACTCCAAGTTCGTTGCCGCAACACGGAGGCGCGTGTCACCATCAGACTGAACCAAGATGTTGGCCAACACCGGAAGTGATGTCTTACTCGGAATGGCATGACCAACCATAGAGATGGCCTTACGGAGATTGTCACGGTGTACTACGAACTTCATACGTCATCCTCATCTTCTATCATGTCAGTATCAATATCGTCATCAAGATCCACGTCAATGTCACCACTTGCCGCACGGACTAAACGCATCTCATACTCATTGGTGCCAGGCTTTGGCGTGATGTCCGCTCTGAGTATAGGCTGGTTGTTCTTGAACGGTGTGTAATCCACATGGTGGTGCCAGCGATTAAACTTCCACGTCACTTCCACCACGTCAGGGTGTTGCTCTTTCAGTGACTGAGCAAAGGCCAATCGGTAATCAGTCGTGTTATAAACGGTATCGGTGTTTCCCCCTTTCATCGGTTTCCCCTTGCCGCCAGCAGTCGTGGGCTTGTGCATGGTGAGCGCAGCAAACAAGGCTGTGCAGTAGCCATCTTTTAGCACACGCAGACTCAAATCGGTATCCTCGTTGTACTTTCCACGCCACCGGTATGGAAGTGTGGAGTCTATCAGGATGCATGAGTAGATGCGGCGATTAAAGATGACTGGTGGCTTGTGAGGATAGCGATCTTTGACGAAACCGTCATGGTGCGGACCAGCCAACGCAATGTTGTCATAGCGATCCACGAAATCCTCAATGGCACGGAAAAACATGCCAGTGCGAACTCTCACTCGTCGATTGTTAGTGATCCGCTTGAAGTTGACGATGTTGTCATCCATCACCCAATGCCGCCTATATCCATGCGTGACTGCCCATTCCCAGATAAAGTTTCTGGCCGGAATGCTGCCTTGGCCAAGATCATGGAATGGCATGACCACCACACGCTCAGCCCCAAGTGCGTTGATGTACGCATCAGCCTCTGTGTCTTCTACAAAGAACCGGTATGACACACCCATCCGATCAAGTGCTGCCGCAGTCTTGTGGTTATCCCAGCGCCCCTTGGATGGAATGCACACCGGATAGCGTGCATCTACCTGTGGTCCAGTGTACAGATACTCACCATTCATCCGTTGCTGTGGTGGGTACCAGAGTGAGAGTGACTTCGGAGTCAACTTCACATCAAGTGCCGCACAAAACTCATAGAAGTCATCCATGGTCAGGAAGTGAACACTGATGGTCTTGGTTGCTCTTGCATCCTGCTGCTCAAAGGCAGGCATATCCCACCAGAAGTCTTTCCAGTTTGGTTGCACATCAAACAACGTCTGTTGTGCCGCAATTTTGGCTTTGCGTTGAATGTCCATGCTACTTCTTCTGCTTCCGGTAATCAGATACTGGCAACCAGATGGTCTGGGCCATTTGTAATCGAGATTGCGTGCGCCCACCGATCTTGTCCGTGAGTGACTGCACATCCAGATTTGACGTGATAACGGTGGCCAAATGCAATCGCTCATCAATCAAGCGATAGATTTGTGACTGGATAAAGGCTGACATTGATTCCTCAGCACCGATGTCATCCAAGATCAGCACGTCAGCAGTCAACAGTGGTTGCATGATTGACTCCACATCAAAGTCACCTGCTGCTTGCCGCAGTTTGCTTACGAGATTAGTGATGTTGTGATACTGCACACGCAGATTCCGCTCTGCACATGCGTAGCCTATGGCTGCAGCCAAGTGCGTCTTACCAGCACCGAAACTGCCAAAGATAAAGAGCATTCCCTCAGGATCGTCAGCATAGGCTTTGGCGCGCTTGGTAGCAATCCGTAAGGCCTTGTACTGATCTTCCGTCTTGTACGTCACGCCACCCCATGTGTTTGGTTCTAGTGGTCGATCGGTAAACCAGTTGTCAAACCGACACTCGCCATAGGATTTGAGTGCATCATGCAACGCATTCATCCGCGCTTCCGGATCGCCAGCCTTGCCGCACTCACACCGAAACAACTTTCCCCAGTCAGGATGGCCAAACGGAACTTCCTTTTTGTACCATCCGCTCCCATCACAGCATTGCACGTCAACCATTGTCATTCATCTTCCCCCTTGCTCAGATACTCATCCCATGCTGCCTTTGCCACGTCTGGTGATTGGTGGGGAATGATTGTGCTATGCCGCCCGCGCTTCACAACCAAATCACCATTGTAGACTTGGATCATTCCGTTGACATTCATGGGATTCCATCCACGCACAATGTACGACTTAACGGCCTCACGCCAACGATCCACATCAGCAACGTGCGCTGCAATTAACTCTGCTGCCGCATGTGTCGGTCGACGACGGGTGATTTCCATGTATGCCACCACGGCTGGGTGGTGTTGTGCTGTCACCGGCTTTGGTGCTTTGGCTTTGGCCTTGGATGGTTTTGGTGGATTCACCGGAGTGGATTCCACGGTACTCACACTCACTGCCGCATCTTCTGCTGCCTGCGTGATGACTGGTGGTTCAGTCAGTGCAGGTGGTTCTGGCACTGGTGGGGTGATCGGTGCAACGGTGTAGCGGAGGATTTCCCAACGCCACGCCACTGGACCAAGCGATGCCACTTTGTGCCGCATTAACCATCCCTTTTGCTCTAATGACTTCACTGCGTCATACACCTGTCGATTTCTCCCTGTACGTTGTTGCACATCACCCATCGTCATGATGCCTTGGTGGCCAATCACCACGAGGATGATGCGCAACTCCGTATCCGTCAAGTCAGGTATATCTGCGTATAACTGACTTGGAATCATGGTCTACTCTTTCATGTCTGCAAGATCTTTCCCAATCCGCTGACCAAGTTGGACCAACTCTTGGTAGCCGAGCGTGCGCCAGTTTTCTGGCACGTATGAGAAATGCGCTCCCATGTCATCAGCCTGTTGGAGCAACTGCCCCAAGCGTGCCACTGCTTTGGCCTGCTGTACGCTTTCCTGGCCTTGTGGGTAGGTGCGTGCAGGTTGTGCCTTTTCCGTGGCTTGTGGCTTGTTCTGTGGGCTTTTGGCCGGTGCTGGGCACATCTTCTTGAAGCGCTCAATCTCGGCTTCCTCAAACTGGCGATACTGGTTGATTGCTCCCCACATCTTTGGCAGGAAGTACAAGTAGCGACCAAGGCCAAAGGCAGCACACGCACGCTTAAACGCTTGGGCTGTAGCCGTTGGATACTGTGACTTTCCCTCACCACCAAACTCTCCCACTTCCTCACGGACCACGGTTTGGCCGTTGTAGCGGATGGTCAGACGTGCGATAACCGCGCCTGATGCACTGCGTTTCTCGCCATCCTCAGTGACTGAACCACTCACGTTAGCCCCAAGTGGACGATATTCCACATCCCAGTTCTCCGGACCAAACGCATCATCCAGACGCTCCTGATAGCGCCGAGGATCAACGTAGGTGCTGGCTTGGCCTTTCTGGCCGTCTTTGCTCTTGACTTCCACCTTGAACTCCAACTGGTCAGGGTGGAACGGTTCACGCAACATCTCGAAACTCATGGCTTTCTCCTTAACTGATTAGTTGACTAGTGGTGCATGACCACGTTCGTAGTATAGCACATACAATATATAAAATGCAAATGTTTCTTTGCACTTTTTGCAAATGAATTGCGATAATCGCAAATGAATTGCATTTTTTGCAAATCACCTACCTGATCGCTGAAAATCTCGCCACATGCTCAGCACGCTCATCACGGTGCTGCTCATCATTGGTGGTACTGGTCCAGTGGTGATTGACTTGATCTGCAGTGCCGCACGTCGGTTCAGCACGTCATCACATCCTGCATACCATTCTAGTTGGAGCATGGCTTTTTCTATGCAGCGTTGATACATCAAATCATTGTGCTGGTTGCACACCGATGAGATGTCAAACCAAAGGCCATGCACTTGGAAGCGTACAATGTAGCCACCGTGTTCATTCCGATCCACAATGGCTACATCTTTGCCGCACTCATCTTTCAACACGCTCATGGTCTATCCCTGTCGCTTGGTAATCGTCAACTCCCCAGTGCGCTCCATAGCCAACGTCTTCACAGCGTCACGGATGGCCTTAGCATCCGTCGTGTGGCCAAACTTACGCAGGATCGCCAGATTCCGCTCAAAGTCTGGTGTCATCTGAATGGTCTTCAACTTCTTGTTGCCGCCTTTAGTCTTGTCTTTCATCGTGGTCATTACACTTCCTCCTCAAAATACGTATCAACCTGTTGCACGGCCATCCGCGCAGTCACCGTCATTCCCTCACGCACTTTGACATTATCTGCCATCACTAGCCACTTCCACATACACATCTGTGGATCAAACGTCACAGAACCGTTGACCATTGCGCCTGCGTGGCTGCCAGTGCGTACAATGGTGTAATTTCCTATCCATCCCCAGTGTTGCATCCGTGATCCTCCTAAAACGGTATGTAGGTTGATTCCCAATTATCCTCAGTGACATTCCCTAGTGCTAGGGCTATCAGAAAGGCCGTGTGATTGTCATCCAATCCCTCTTCTTTGGCCACCAGACGGACCACAGATTCAAGTAGAAGCCCCTCATGGCTGAGAGGCACTACCATGTCTGCGATTAAGTTTCGAGCGAAGTTGACTAGCGCAAAATCCGTGGTCGTGGGTGTGCGTAGTGGTGGTTGCTCATTTGGCATTGATTTTTCCTTTGGCTTCTGCTGCTTTCCGCTTCTGACTGACACGCAACGCCACAGCACTGGTGAACTCAGCCGAGCAATCTTGGTTGCTTGGCCGTGGTGCTTGTTCTACGAAACCAGGCCACATCTTATGCTCTTGGAGCAACTGACGACGCTCATCCATCGTCAGTTTGCTCCACATCTCACGCATCGAAAAGTCCATGACATCAAAGTTCATTTATTCTTCCTCCCACTTCTGGACCAAGCGAACGAACGCACGGTGCTTACATGGATTGCCATGGGAACTCGCCTCACACTCACATGAGGCCACCGTGGTCTTGTACGTGGCGCAACGCTCAGCCATCTCCTTGCGACCAGCGCGCGTCGCAAAGGCCTCACCGGCGCGGATAACAGCATTCACCCATCGTGATGCCTGAGGATGCTCGCTAGCGCGGATGATGGCCACCTGGGCAGCCACGAAGGCTTGGCGAGCGATTTGGGCTGGTGTAACAGTCATGGTCATAAGCGTTCTCCTTACTTGCAATTCAACCTAAAATCATTCTAGCAGAAAACTATATAATTTGCAAGTGTTTTTATTGAAAATAAGATGACAATTTGATTACACGCCAAAATCCCCCACGTATCATGTGAGGGATGGTCGATCAGGCTGATTGATTAGCCAATAGGTGGGATGCTGATTTTGGTCGGGATGTCCATATCCCAGTTGCGTGTGCGTGTCATGCGATCAACGGCCTGCTTTGCGTTTCGGCGAGCAGCGCGCGTGACTTTGGTCAATGCACGGCTTTCATGCTTTGAACGCATCAACGCGCGACACTGTGGGCATGAGCACGAAACAATCTTCATACGCGCCTCCTACTGTATTGCATCAAGCAGCGACAACATCAGACGGCTAAGCAACAGTTTTGCATGGACCAGCACTTGGTCATGGTCTTCAATATCCATCACCAGTGACTCACCACCAAGCATGATGATTTGCTCCTCATCCCAATCACGCTCACGGATGATGTAGATGGCCATGTTGCACTGGTTGTTCGCCATCCGCTCAAAGTCATGGCCCATGTTGTTGGCCACCACGCGCACGGATAAATCACCAACCATGAAATTATTCACGACCATCTTGATGTTTTTCTCAGCCATCATCTCATTCAGTGACTTGTGCTTGTTCATGGGCGCTCCTTACTGGTCAGCGAGTAATAGTAGTAGTGGTGCTCAGGGCAGGAATTGAACCTGCGTATGTGGGCGCAATTTGGTGAGCGGATGATTTCTCACTCTATCCCCGTCGGGATTCCACTATCCGATTGGCCGGATCGGCGATAACATCCTAGGATTGCGCTCCCTGTCAAACTTCCCAAACGAAACCTGAGCATTGGTGGAGATGTGCGGAGTCGAACCGCAGTCCAGAATGATTATCACCATTAAAGGCAGGCAGCGTTCGCGTCTTCCCGTGGGCAGTTATCGCTACTGATTGCCAAATCACCCTGTCAATACCAGAGCATCCCCATAACGGTGGGCTATTTGGCAGGTTGCCCACCTACTCAGTGTAATACCGAGTACCAGTTCCTGTGCGACGCTTTCTTTCTTCGAGGTGCCCGCCTTCCACATTACCAGCGCACGGAGTCCGATAATGCTTGTAGGTCTGCTGAGGTGGTCGCACCACCTACGGCTGGTGTCAACATGTTGATTGCGAGTCAACACATCTGGATGGCAACCACTACCATCTCTCACCATTAAGTGTGAGGTACTCGTGAGTGTCAGTCACGGTTTTTTCTCTCCCCACACGCCATTCCCTCATGTCAGTCATTGTAAGACAAAATGTATAGTTTGTCAAGTACCAATTTGAGAATCACAGAAAATTGGTGATTTTCCGCGTTGGAATCAGATGGTTATTAGCCTGATCACGGAGCATCCGGCTGCTAGAATGCCATCTCTGTGGCTATGGCAGCAATCCGTTGGGCATACGTGGTGCCAGGATAAGCCCACTTCCCATTAAGGCCAAAGAGCACCGGCGCGCTTCCCTGTAAGGCCAATGGAAGCGATCGCATCATCAATGCTTGTTCTACAATCTTCTGTTGCTCTGGTGAGCGTTCAGCAGGCTTGGTTGCGTATGCACATAATCGGCCCATGTGTGCCAATGCACTCACCTGCCATGATGGGAACGATAAACCGAACTTCCACAGGTTCACGTCTTTGTCATATGCCCACTTGTTGACTTCCTCAGGATGTGGCGCGGTTCGGCTAGATTGGCCTGTCACCCCGATCCCAGCAGGATTGCGTCGTGGGCGCAACGACCACCAACTGCTAAAGTTGGCCGTTTCATGGATTGCTTGGGCAATGGCAATACACGGATCAACACCAGTCAGTTTGCCTAACTGCCAGTATGCAGGCAGGATATGAATAGAGAAATCACTCAGCGTGTACGCAGGCCGTGGATTCCGGTTCATGATGTAATCCAACGCAGTTTCCATGCTGCATCGTGGTGCCGCAAGGATCTGACTGTCAGCCGTGATTGGTTCACGCGCTGGTGTGCCATTGATCTCTGCGTTAATCCAGTCACGCACCTGCTGCATGTTGATGGCATTGCCTGGACATGACTTGCTGCTCTTACAATCCCGATGGCCTTTTACCGTCTGAGGTGAGATGATGATTCCGCGCCACTTGGCCAATGCCGCAGCAGCACCAACCGCCAACTGCTTGGTAGAAAATGTCCACGGTTCATCATCATAGTCACCCACCACTTCAATGCCCCACGTTGTTGGATTACACACCGTAGCGTGTACACCCACCATGTTGAGCGGAGTCATCTGCCAGATACCGTCATCAGACGGATTAGGGCTGCCAGTCACAATGAACAAGTGTGGTCCAGCAGTCCACGGTGGTGACTGCCGCTCATAGTACGCTTTCATTCCCTCAATCGACGATCGGCCACGCCACTGACTGGGCAGTGGTCGCCACGTATGATGAATCACGATGCCTTGCACCCAATCACAGATAGCAGGATCGTGTGCATTCAGATGCGCCTCAAAGGCTTCTACCGTCTTCCACTGTCGGATGTCAATCGCAAAACTCATAGCAATCTCCTATCTACATGCCGCCTATATCTGCTGCCACAGTTGGCGAAGAATATCGTTATCCATCCCAGTCAGTGTAATCCCATCCACGCCACCCACGTTGCGCGTCGTGCCACCCTTAACGATTCCCTTTTGCCGCCCATAGTTCTGCATGACTTGGAGTCCACGATCGTTGTCATTGGTGACGTTCATGGTGCCTTTCATGCTCAGTTGGCCATCAATGCTTAGAATCTCATCCACAATGAACGGCCACACGTCATAGCCACGCTCACCATCTGCGTTGACTTCACTCATCAAGTCGCTGCTACGCATACTCTTGAAGCCTGCGGCACGGAGTGATTCCACCAAATCACTAGGCACGCGCGGATCGTTGAAGTCAAAGTCATAGCCTAACTTTGGCCACGTATGCGCACCCACCCACTCTATCCCATTCGGATCAAGCCGTGCATCTCGTGAGAGTGCTGTGGTCCGGATGGTGACGTTGCGCCCAGTTATCTCATTGAGTCTGCGTGCGGCATAGGCCTGCATCCGGAGCATGGCATAGCCAGCACCTTGCATCTGCTCATTCGGATCCGTCATCACGTAGGTGTGATTCTCAATGATGACGTTATCGCCTTTGATGATGGCCAGACGCATTGTGGAGTTTGCTGCACGATCCACACCTGCGAACTTCCCACGTGATCCAACGGAGAATGCGGCATCGGCGTCTATAATCTCTTGGTCATCATTCACCAAGATGGCCGGATTGGGATGCTCCATTTTCCCAGTGCCTTCATGTAAGCCAAACAGAATGCGAAAGATTCGGCGATGCTCAGGATTGGTGTCATCCAATCCCAGTTGCCGCATGTTCTTTTGTACGCGCGGATCATTGGTGACGATAGGTGATTCCACGTCAGTGAACAACTTCCGGACATTGGGTGAGAATCCACTGGTGTCACCTAACTGGCGCGTGAGTTCCGCTCCGGTAAGAATGACTGGTTGATCGCTCACCGGAGCAGGTGCCGCATTCTCATCTTCTTGGCCAATCACGTTGCCAAAAATATCGTAGATAGCACGTTCAACCGCGCCCACACCAGCCTTTTTCCGGTTTCTGCCCATCTGCTACTCCAATCTTCCCATGGAAGCCCACACGTCACGTAGGATTGCGTCATCTTCTGAACTGAGGAACACGTCATTGTTTTGCCGCTTATTCTGCTGCATTTTGAGATAGCCTTTGCGCTTTCCGTAGGCAATCGTGACTTGCTCAGCAGGTGATGGTGTTGATGCATTCGGATTTATGACTGTTCTTCCATTCACAGCCCACTTACTATCACCTTCTGCTACTAGTGCTTTACTCCACACGTCAAAACCAAGTTGGCCTTGTGGATTTCGGCTTTGCATCAGTGTTGCTGAATTGTTCATTTGTTTGTCTGTAAATCCCATGCGACGCAATTCAACTTTGACGGTTTCAGGAATCTCAAAGACATAGCCAAGTTTTGGCCAAACGTGAAAACCGGTATTACCCTTCTTTGTTTTTTGTGATTGTTCTGAGTTATGAGCAGTTGTTTCAATCTCTACTGGTTTTCCTAATTTTTTTGCAAGTTGACGCGCGGCACTAATCTGACGTGCAATCATCATATAGCCAATTCCTGGAGGAGCAGTCTTTGATGCTGAAAATGACACATTGGATATTACTACTTTTGTTGGATTATCTACTTTAATGCGTCTGCTGAATCCTACTTCAAACTCTACATCTCCAGTATCAGGTACAGATGCATCTTGCTTTCGCATTTCCTTTCTTTCTTCAGGTGAGGGATTCCACTTACCTGAATAAAAATTGCTTGTTCCTGATATTAAATCAGTATATAAACGTCTATCAGACGGTACTTGAGGATCTAATCCTAATGCAATCATTCCTTTTACAGTTTGTACTTGCGGCATGTTATTTATTATCCAGTCATCCTGAGAATTGCCAGATATAGATTTCAAATACTCCATTCCTATAGAGATCACTTGATTCATATCAGCATATTGCTCTTTGAGCATAGTTTGTAACGTTGCAGAGTATGCCACAGGATTGAACACGGTGGTATCTACGTGTTCAAAGTCAGGATCGGATATGGTAGTGATGGTTTCCGTAGGAGTAGGAGCAACGTCATCTTCTTGGCCAATGATGTTGCCAAAGATGTCATAGACTGCACGCTCCACAGCACCTACTCCGGCTTTACGTCGATTCCTGCCCATGTGCTACTCCAATATTCCTTTTTGCCGCCCATAGTTCAACAACACCTGAAGTCCAGTATCATTGTCATCCGTCACCGTCATGCTGCCACGGATACGGAGTTCTTTGTCTGGCATGTATTTCAACGCCTCACTAACGATCCTGCCCCACGCATCGTATCCTGTTTCGCCTGCGGCATTGACTTCAGTCATCAGTTCCGGAGTGTTGCGTGCTTGGAAGCCATTGGCCATGGCACGCTCACGGATAATACCTGTGAGTGGGAAGTTGTAGCCCATCTTTGGCCACACTTGCACGCCTTTCCAGTAGTCATCATCACTGAGTGCTGACGTGCTGACTACCACTGGTTTGCCTAATCGCTCACCGATCTTTCGGAGTGCCCACGCTTGCCGCACGAGCATTGCATAGCCAATGTTGTCTGACGGAGTGAGGCCTTTGGCAAATGACACGTTTTCCACGACCACTTTATCTGGCAGCACTTTGAATCCACGTTGGGCTTCTGCAGCCATGCTCATGGATATGATTCCCATATCGTACTGAGCATCTGCTGGGCGCACGTAGATGTCACTTTCTTCCTCGCCAAAGATTCCTATGGCTGCCGCAATAATCTCCACATCGCGAGGCCGATCTGGATTCAGCCCCAGATAACGCATTCCATCTCGAAAGGCTTCGTCGGCCAGATTGTCACGCACCACGTACTCGCCATCATAGATGAGGCCTTGTGTGGACATGGACCAGAGTGCGTCTTCAAGCGTGGTGTTAATCCGTTTGCTCACGGACTCCACACTTGCCGCAGGTGCTGCAACTTCCCGAGATGGTTTGCGATTTCTTCCCATGTGTTTCCTCAGTGCTACTGACGCTTGTACCGACCATACTTCTTCATGGTCTTTTCTTTCTTTGACGCAACTGGTACACCATCATCCGTAAGCATGTGGCCAAAGCGATTGCGGATAAGTGCTTGCCGCTCTTGCTCCGTCATCTTGACAGCCTGCTGACGACGCATAGGAAACTTGGCTTCCTTTTTGTAGGTGACATCTTGAAAGCCCACAATCAATCCTGCGTTGTCACGGATAGGCTTGGTAATGTCCACCCATTCCTCAGGTTGATACATCCGCTGCATCTTCTGTAAGAGTGCCTTAGCCGTTGCCGCTTTCTTCGTCATGCTGCTTGTCATGATAGGTTTGCCATCCGTTGGCGTACCAGCACGACGCTTCCGTGCAATCAGTTTCAACCGGTCCATCTCTGACAACTTCATTGCTTTGGCTTTGGGCAGACACTTGGGATAACCACCCTCAGAGGCCTCAGCCTCAGCCCTGCCGCATTGCTCATAGCCAACAATCTTTCCGTTCTCACGGATAGGCTTAGAGATGTCCACCCAGTCTTCCTTAAACCACTCACGCAGATCTTTCTGTACGCTCCGTGGATCACGCGTTTCCGTCGGTGGTGATGATGCTTCTTTCCATCCACCTCCATGCTCCTTATACCACCGTGCTGCCCACGCATTGGCATAGGCTGATGGATACACCGTGAATCGACGCTTAGCCTGGTTCTTGGCCTGCATCCACAGTTGCGGATTGGTCGGTTCATTGTTACGACGCTTCTGCATTGCATCTGGTACATTGGCGTACAACGCACGCATCTGTGCCAACGCTTGCCGCTTGTTCTTGTGCGTGCCTTTGACTTCCCCAGTAATTGGATTGACGACGTTAATCCGGCCGTCTGGTCGCTCTTGCATCACAAATGGCATACTACACTCCTAACTGACGAACTGCCTCGTCACCACCACGTTCATACGCTTGCCGCACATCTCGTAAGAAGCCAGCCAGTTCCTCACCAAAGTCACCAATTCTTGCTTTATTATCAGGGAAAAACACTTCGCGTGACGGAGCGTCTTGGAAGTATTGCGCTGCTGCATCCAGTGCGTTCATATCCCATGAACCATCTTGCCGCTTCGCACTCATCAACTGGTCAATGAAGTCTTGCATTTCCTGACGGTTATCTATAGAGAATCCGGTGTCACGCTCACGGTACGTGTCTTCTACGTCTGGTAGGTTAAAACTGACGTTGTCACGCAGTTCTTGAATGATGCGATCCACCGGAAGTTGATTGAACGCACGATCCATTCGCACACGCTCACCACCACGCTCCGGTGGTGCCGGTGCCGCAGTCACTGCGCCTACGCCAGACTTTTTTCGATTGCGCCCCATAATCAATCCTCACGATCGTCATCATCTTGTTCATCTTCTTCTATCATATGCTCATCATCAAGTGTTTCTTCAGCCTCATCCTCGTAGACCACTTCTACGGTTGGTGCGTTTAACTGCGGCAGTGGAACATCTGGTTCAAACTCCGTGGGCTGGAATTGTACGTCTTCATACTGCACACGGATAATCTGCTGAATCTGCTGCTGTGATTTCTCAGGTGCGTCTAGGCCAAGCAGTTTGGCACGACGTTCCATGATTCTGAGCACTCGATCAATGGCAGCCATGTTGTCACCAGCACGCGCCAGTGGCCAGAGCGTCATCATCAAATCATCTAGGCGCCGCAGTTCCATCTCAAACGCTTCTTTGGTTGCCTCGCGTTTGGTTTGACTCATGATTCTGTTGACAGCCGTGAAAGCCGTTGACTTAGACGCATAGCCGAGCATCTGGGCTATGGTTTCGTAGGTTGCTCCGGCCTTACGCAGTTCCAAGGCACGCAACGCAGTTTCTGCTGCTTTTATGGCTTTTGGTGATGTTTTCTGCTGCTTTGCCATCTATTCCTCCATACAATCTATTGACGTATGATTTATTATACGTATAGAGTACAATTCACTGAAAGGGGGTGATGCTTTGGCCAAACATACGCGCAAGGGGATTTGTCCGGTATGCGGCATGAAGAATTGCACCTGTGCGAACAAGCGGATGCACAAGAACGCTGCAATACCTATGAATCAGGGATCAACCAAGCCCCAGTATGGAAAGCCGTTGCTCCCATTTCAGCCAGCCAAACCATCTCAGTCAATGCCATCTGCAACTCCACAGTTACCCAAGCCTACTGTGCAAGCGGCAGTTACTCCTGCTCCTACGGTTGCATCACGCATGACACCACCACGAGTAAGTACACCAACGTCAACGGTATCCGCTCCAAAGCCAACGTCAACACCTGCTCCTAAGCCATCATCAAGTGCAAGTGTAAGTGCACCTAAACCTGCGGCACAAGATGATAGGAATCTTTGGAATCCAAATAATCCACGACCAAAACCATCTAAGTTTCCACAATTACCAGCGTGGTTAAAACCAATCGCTACGCAACCAGATGACAGGGGTAATTTTGAACTGAAGAAACCGGTAACATTCAAGGGTGTTACCATCAAGCCAGGGAAGTACAACTTTTATGAGTTGCACACCAAATATCGGGATATACTTCCACCCATCAGAATGCCTCGTGGTAAAGATGCGGCAAAGATGGAAAAAGGTATGACAACTGGGCAGCGTACTGCTACCATCAAGAAAGGAATGACCACCATGGGTAACGGGGATCGTATTCAGAAGATTGCCAATCCAACGGATGCTAAGACTCCAAGCATTAGCCGGTTGGAAGTTGGTTCGTATGAGGCCGGAAAGACGCAGACTGGTCGTGGTCCGTGGACCAAAGGCTTGAATGCCGCAAAGAAGACGCAGTACACGGAAACCAATGACAACGTGCCGGATCGTGGCTTTAAGGATGTGAGCGTGTCACGGCTGCAGGTTGGTTCATACAAGACCAATCCCAAGGCTGGTAACACTCCGTCAGAGAAATAAGTGGAGAGCACAATGAAGAAGCGACGCAATACTGAACCTATTGAGGATGCAACGCCACTGCCACGCGTGCGGCAAGAGGCAAGGAACTGGGCTGCTGCAGGTGCAAAACTTGAGGGAAAGAACACGGCTGGAATGATGATGCAAGAAGTTCCAGCACGCGCTATCTCCAATCAGACTGGTACTCGGTATTACACTGAGAAAGAACCAATGATGTTTGAGTCGCGCGCCAAACCTAATCGTGGACGAACCAAAGGAATGGTCAAGAGTGCGGCATCATCAACGTCATCAAATCGCAAAGTCAGTAAAGTCGTGAATATTCCTCAAAATCCCAAAGACACTGAGGTGTACTGGGGTGGAATCAAACGAACGCCTCGTGGTCAAGCAATGCAAGATGCACAACAATGGGCCAACACAGCCAACAATATGAGTGCGGCAAATGCAAAGCAAGGTCCACTTGTCGTTACCATGCAGCCATCTAGCCTAGATAGCAAAGGCCCAAACAAAGGAAAAATCCTTGCTCGGCCAACTAGCGCAAAGAACGTGGGCAGCAAAGGAAGTACTTCACAGAAGATGGCAAAAGGCCAAGGCGCATTCATCAATGGGAAGCCTGCAAGTGCAGATCTGACCAAGGCGATGCGCCCACGCAAGAAAGGCTAGCAGATGTCTAAGCCATCAAGCACGACTGCTAACACCAAGGTGCCGCAAGCCAGCACGTACAATGAGGCCAATGCATTTGGCCAACGTGCGCCCAACTACCGGACACCACCAAAGGCACAGACGTTTGACACGTTTCCAGAGAAACTGCGTGAGGTGTCCGTCAAGCACTTGCAAGTTGGTTCATACCAGCGCCCACGAAAGCACTGGGATGAATAAGCGTCGTGATCAATCTCCACTGTATCGTACGCCACTTCGTGGCACGATAGTATCTAGTCCAATGCCGCAGTCAGGCGTGTTCAACACCAGTTCATCACTGATGCGCACGCCACCGGTGGATTTGCGGAGCGGAATGAATCCGTTTCAGAAAGGAAAGCCCATGCCTCGTAAGAAGAAAGAGGATGCTGCGTATCGCAGTGAAAAGGATGTTATCCGTGATTACGATCCAGATCTCCTTGTGGAGATGGATACCTATGGCAAAATGGCCAAGGGTATGAGTTGTCCTGAGTGCGGCAGTAAGATGCGCAAGGGTGCTATGTGTAAGTGTGGTGGGATGGGTAAGATGGCCAAGGGTATGAGCAAGGTGACAATGCCACCAAAGCCTGGAATGCCTATGCCTGGAATGCCAAATCAGCCACGACCAATGCCAGCACCAAAACCTATCACACGACCAGTCATGAGTGGCGGCAAACCAGTTGGAATGAGTCGTGGAATGGGAATGGGTAAAGGCCAAGGCGCGTACATTGATGGCCAGAAAGCACCTGAGTCACATCCGACTAAGATGAGTAAGGGCGGCAAGTCAACCAAAAGCGAGATTGACAAGAAGTTGGTCATGTTCAATACGAAAAAAGGCATGATGAGCAAAGGCAACAAAGACAAAATTGATGCGCAGCGATGGAATGATGCTGCTCCTATGATGTCGGCTGCTAATGCAAAGAAGCCCATGGTCGTAGAGCAAATGCCATCTGGTGCCATCATGGGCCGACCAACAAGTGCCAAGAACGTTGGCAGCAAGGGTAGTGCGGCAAAGAAGATGAGCAAGGCACTTCCTCCACCACCAATGCCCAAGCCAACTCGCAAGCCGGATACCACAATGCCTGTGTATCCAAAGCCAACGCCAACTCGGCGACCAGATACCACGATGCCTGTGCCAAACATAAAGCCACCAGTTCGCAAGATGAGCAAACGTCGCAAGAGTGAATAAGTAGCATTAAGTGCGGCAACGGTAGCAGGGGAGTCGGCTTGAGTGCTGATTCCCCTGTTGCACAAAGGACAGATATGAAGAAGACACTTTCAAACGCTAAGGTGCAAAAACGGAAAGTAGTGCGTCGGTCTGCTACTATTGGATCAACGCAGCCACCGTCAACAATCACACCAACTCCTGATAGTGGAATTGCGGCACCACGATGGGCACCGCGACCAACATCCAAACCACCAGTGCAAAGCACTTCCACTCCTACTCCGTCATCCACGCCAACTCCGTCAACAACGGCCACGGCTACCAATACGGCTACAAGTACTAGTACACCGACTAACACGGCTACGGCTACTGGTACGCCTACCACCACACCAACCAGCACACGCACACCGTCACCTACGTACACGCGTGTGCCTACGGATACGGCTACGCCAACTACAACATCAACACCGTCACTCACAGCGACCACGGTAGCCCCAACGTTTACGCCAACGGCCTCACGCACGGCTACTCGTACTGCTACTCGTACTGCTACTCAAACTAATCCGCAGAAGACACAGACGGCTGTGCGGCAAAAGACGCAGACAGCACAAGCCAAAACACGAACTCCTACTCGTACGCCAACACGTACTGCCACTCGTGCTCCTGCAAAACGATCAGGTACACAGCCACCATCTACGGCCACGCCAACGGCCACGCCAAATGCAAGTGGGCGCTCACCTAGTGATTACTCTGCTACTGCGGCAGGTCCAAAGTCAGATCGGCCAGGAACTGGCGCATCTAAGCCTAGTCCAACACCGGAGCAAATGGAGGCCAACCGTAAGGCCTATGAGTCATGGGCAAAGCGCACTGCTACATGGAACAAAACAAAGTCACAACAGTACGCTGCACCCAAGCCGTCGGCTGCGTCTGGTGATGTAGGAATTGATAAGCCATCCGCTCCAGCACCAGCACCTGCGGCAACAACTGCTCTAGCACCTGCTCCCACGCCAACTCCGGCTGCTAATCCCACACCACCACGCACTCGGTTGACCACCGGTGCTCCTGCTCCTAAAGGCGTGAGTGACCGTGGTCCAAAGCGTACTGGATATGATCGTCAGATTGCGCTCAGTGCAAAGGCTACCACCATGAAAAAGGGTGTCAAACTCAACACACCAAAGTCAGTCAAAGACTTCAAGAAAGAGCGTGAGGATCGTCACGTCACACGCATGGGTGCGGCAGAACCAACGATTGAGTGGTCCATGAACGTACCAATGACTCCAAAGATGGCCAAAGCCAAGCAGGTGACCAAGGCACGACCAGCAAAGACCACGCAACGCTATAGCGCACGAAGTGGTCGCAGTCGGATGTCTGATGATGGCTTACCGGCTACGGCTACATCAGCAACCACAGCCACACCAACGACTACACCAACGGCTACACCAACGGCTACACCATCACCTACGGAAGATACTGGTTTGCCGCCAGGTATGACGTTCACACCAACGCCAACGGCTACGTCAACGGAAACTGCCACGGCTACTAGCACGCCAACATCCACTCCTACGGCCACGGCTACGCGCACTGCGTATCCCACACGAAACATTGAAGTGCCATACGGTACTTCCTACTATGACATCTACGGATCGCAAGGCCGGTATGAGCAGGAAAAAGGGAAAGTACGTGCGGCAGAAACGGAACTGGCCACCCGAGGAACACGCACGCCAACACCTACTGGTGCCACGGAAACACCGACAGCCACAGTAACTGGTACTCGCTCGCCGACAGCCACGGCCACGTCAACCGCGACTGGCACACGTTCGCCAACGGCCACCAATACTCGTACCATTGAAGAAGTTGAGTCTGATTTGATTGAACCAACCATCATCACTCAGACTCCAACAGCCAGTAACACGCGTACTGCAACAAGCACGCGCACGTCAACCAATACTCCGCAGCCAACAAGCACACCACGGCCGTCAAGCACGACGATTCCGACCAATACGCCACGGCCAACAAGCACCATTCAGCCGAGCAGTACTCCGCGTCCGACTGCGGCAGCCGGTGATGTCGGCTTGACCACCACAGCAACGCCAAAATCCGGTGGGAATCTGGCCACAAGTACGCCACGATCAACCAGCACAAAGCAGCCAACAAGTACTTCTGTGCCAACGAGTAGTCCACGACCAACTGGCACTAGCATTCCTACGTACACGCCACGGCCAACTGCGGCAGCCGGTGATGTGGGATTAGGTGCTCCTACGTCTACCACACGGCCACCTGTTGCTACGTCAACGACTAAACCAACCAGTTCCGCACAGCCAACTGGTACAAAGCCGAGTGCACCTGCTACGTCTGGGAAGCCACCTGTGGCCACGTCAACACCAAAGGAAAAGGCACGGCCTGCGCCACCGTACACGTCACTGCCAAAAGGCCCAATGACATCAGGAAGTGCGGCAAAGCCAACTGGTACAACTCAGCCACCGTCAACCAAGCCTGGACCAACGGCTGCACAGATGGAAGCCAATCGGAAGGCCTATGAAGAGTGGTCCAAGCGCACTGCGTCATGGAACAAGAACAAGGCCAAGCAATATGCTACGCCAAAGCCTGCCACTACGCCAACACCAGCACCTACGCCAAGTGCAGGTGAGGCCAACATGCCTAGTGCGCCTACTCCTACACCTGCAGCAACACCAGCACCTACGCCAACGGTTGCCTCAAAGCCAGAACCAACACGCTACACAGCCCCACCGTCAAAGGGTGTGAGTGATCGTGGTCCAAAACGCACCGGATACGATCGTCAGATTGCGCTCAGTGCTATTTCCTCTGACTTAAAGAAGCAGGCTGCCATCAGCAAAGCCCAGTCAGACTTACAAGCGTTATCATCAAAACACGGAGTGAACATGAAAAAGGCTGCTACTCCTATGAAGAAGCGTGCGGCAAGCACGTCACAACCAAAACTGAGCACGGAGCAAAAGACGTTTGCTGATCCTGTGGATTTGATTGGCACACAGAAGATGGCAAAGCGTGCTACTCCTGTGAAGAAGCGCGCTGTGCCCCCACAAAGCACACCAGTGCCAACGCCAAAAGGAACGTACACTGGTCGAGTGGCCACGGACCAAGGCCCAAGTTATGTTGGCGGCAAAGGAAGTGATCTTGCGTGGTCTGTACCTGGCTACGGTGCTGGCACACACAGCACGTCAACGGTGCGCGTCAACACGTCTGGTGGTCGTAGCACGGCTGCACGCAAAGTGAGTAAGGCCATGAGTGATACTACGGCCATGCCCAAGAACATCATGTCACCCAAGAACCAATCCACCGGAGCGGAAGTACTGCGGCAAAAGGCTGGCATGAAAAAAGACATCACGTCTGCGTTCGTGCCATCTATTGGAGTCAAGCAGGGAAAGAAGCGTGACTTGCAGGCACCGGCCAAGAACACCTATCCACCGGCCGGAAAAAAAAAGTAGGATCGCTCAATCCAGTAGGTGTCTTGCACAATGACGTGTGAGATACCTACTGGATAATTAGTGCAGCAGTAAGAAATGCGTCAAAACATCCTGTGGTGGCAGATGTGGCTGATGTAGTGGTAGTGGTCACAGATGACGCTTGAGAAACAAACACGCGCAAAACATCACCCTCAAATAACTGCATAGACGTACTGACATTCATCAGATGCACTGACGTGTTATTGATTGTGGTGTGGGAGGATGCGGCATAGTAGGCTGCTGACCGATTTTGCGTGATGTCTGAGCGCCAAATGTACAAAAGGCGATTGATTCCTAATTGCGTTTGTGCAGCAAAAGAGATTCCGGCCGTGATGTAGTACAATCCGGAAAACGTAATCCGAATCCCATCATCAGGAAATGTGTATGGGAATGAAATCGTGAGATTCAAAAATGGATCAAACTCTCTCTGCACAAATGATTCAGTACCAAGATCGTTGCTCACAATCGTGTTGAACTGCACAAACGCACCAGTGCCACCAGGTTGTGATGGAAACACTTGACCACTACCGGTTCTACTCACAGTTGTAATCATAATGCCTCACGGAATATTGGTATGAAAAGAGAAATATGGCCGATGACGGGCCGTTGACAGCCCTTCTGCATAGGGAATAGTAGTGGTTGTGGTACAAAAGTACACTACGCGCACTTGATCGTTCTCAAACAGACGTGCGGCACAAGAAACGTTAGCAGTCTTGTACACGCCTGTTCCCTCAGTAGACGCTCTGGTGGTTGTATTACCAGCAATCGGAATCCAGTTGACTGTTCTTGCACGCTTGACTTGAATGTAAATGTTACTCACTCCAACGTCTGCTGCCGCATTCCACGCTAATCCGGCCGTCATAAAATACGCAGATTGTTTTAGCACAGTCACAGTGGAATACGGTGTCAATCCAGCATCTAGATACGTATCATCAATAAAGAATTGTGCAGTATACTGTGCTATGGTGTACGTATTGGCCGGAATGACTTGATTTCCTAATACCGCAGTGCCTTGTAAGAATAAATATGCCATACCAGACTCCTACGTTGCAGTGAGTAGCGTGGCAGATATGCTATGACTTATGCCAAATGTAACCATATCAATATTTCCACCACTGTTTTGTAGACCATAGACTTGGAGATAATCACCAGCATTCAACGGAAAAATGACTGATATGTTTAGCCATCGACCAGCGTTTGCATTTGCGGCAAGTGACTGACTCGCAAGTACGGTAGCGTTATTTGCTGCTAACACAATAAGCCGTGTACCAACTGATGTATTCTCATTTCGGAGCGTAATTTGTCCGTGAATCAGATAGATACCTGACTGTGAGATGATTAAGCGATTATTGGTTCTTCCATCAAAAATATTCAGTTGATTCCCACCACCAGCATTGTACACATATCCTAAAATCGGATCTTCCGGTGCCGCAGGTGGCACACTGAGTGATGTCACCACCGTTGGCGTGGCTGTGGTTGTTGCAATCGTGGTATTGCTCGTTGCGCGTGACATTTTCCCCACGTTCACGTCTTCAAATTGGGCAATCTGAGCAATCGTGAGGCGCGGAGATGGACCAACGGTTTGATAGAGTCCACTGGTAACGAGTGTGTTGGCCAGTGTAGACGTGATATAGCATTCAAGTGACCATCCGGCCTCAATGTACAACATGATAGTGAAGACTTGCTGCGTTTGTGATGGGAATGTCTGAGTAGATGTTTGCATAATCGGTGCAGACGTATAACTTCCATCAATCAATACCAACGTCAGCGTTGCAATAGACGCACTTACCAGTACCGTTGAAAGACTGATATGGTAATATCCGCTCACATTGAACTTGATACGATAATCCACCAAGCCAAGACTTGGATTCACAAACACTGGCCACACAAAGTTTGATGTGGTATTGTTTTGGTTGCCTGGTATCCATGATGTGATTGGCTGATCAGTTTGCCGCAATATCTGATTCCACAAAATAACGGTACTAGCACCAGCAGACAGTGTTTGGTTTTTTCCAATGAACTCAATAATCGGAAACACAGATGAGCGACGCTGCAACGCACTCGTTGTAGTGATGGTTGATGAATGCAGATTGAGTGATTGATTCTGGCGATTGTTGGTCATACATAATCCTCTGTGACCGAGAGTGCCATCCGGATAACTTCCTGCTTATCTTCTACCACAAACTCAATGGAATTGATACGTGTATCCATGATAGCACCAAACGCATTGATGTAGATACGATCGCCAAATCCCCAGTCACGGCCATATAGGAAGTCACTGGTGTCTTGGAGTGTGGCTGATACGTTCCATGATCCACGTCGATTCTGCAACATGCTATAGGCCATGAATGCGGCATCTTCACTGTTGGCGTTACCGGATTCACTGATGGCCTCACGCCAACTGTATGGAGTGGTGTAGGCTGCCACTTGGTTGATAGGATCGGTGAGGAAGCCAATGGCCGTGGTACCGTTATTGCCCCACGGATAGACGGCCGTCACTTCATCGGTCCAGTCAGCATTCATGGTCATCTCACGAATAATGCCGCTTGACGTGTTAATAATGGCACTGCGACCATCACCACCAGACTCAAAGGAGCGACGATCCACTCCACGCTGGTCAGCATACACGTTAAAGAGCATACTGTTGGCTGCGTTGCACTCAATGTCAAAGTAGATTGGTTCACCGTTAGCGATGCTAATCTCACTCAGGTTTTGAATTGCGGCAAGAAGATTTGCCTTTGACACGTCAACGGATACCTGTGTTATATCATTCAATGAGTTAATGGGTGCAGTAAGATTTGGAATGCGTCGTGCTGATCCAAGCAGGTTTGTGGAACGGATATTGAAGTAGACCAACTCCGTGATGATTTTTGACACATTACCAGTCACAATCAACTGCGTCTGTGTTCGGCTGCCGAGATTCAAGCACAATCGACCAGCCAACAGGTAGAGTGGATCAAAGGCCGTGATTTCCACGGTGATTGTACCGTTTGCGGCAAGTGTGCGTTGCACGGAGCGGACAAACCAGACGGTATCAAGCAGCAGACTTGATACAAAGGATGTGGTGCGCCAGACTTCAATGATGCAGTCTTTGCGGAGTAGGCCAAAGCGTTCAAGTAGAGGCAGGAATGCAGGTTCCTGACTGCCGCCAGTAAACGTGATGGTGAGTGCGCCCACGTTGTTGACAGAGCGAACTGCACGAAAGCGGATGAACTGGTTGGTATCTGCTGTGTTCAATTCTGCTATCCGATTCCCAAATGAGTCATTCAGATACACAGCGTAGCGTGCGTTGGTATATTGCATCTGCCGCCCTCTCCTTACATGAGTGGTGTGTTCGGTTCATCTGTGAACAACTTAGACGCATCAAATGACCAGAAGCGTGGCGTATATGTGATATCAATGAGTGGCTGCTGTTGTACTGATGCACTGTTGGTAATGCTATACCGGACTATGAGCGTGTTTGGCCGGTACGTGTCTAGATTCACTTGTGACGTGAACGGAGCAAGAAGATAAAAGTCACCAAAGTTTGACTCTGGTGATACGAACTGCATAAGGCTACCACGCAGGTTGCTTGTCACCGATCGGAAGCCTGGACGCGTATCAAGCGTGACTACTTCCGGATTTCCTGTAAACACCGGAATGCCGCGCAATCCATACAAGTCGTCAAAGCGGATGTGTGCACCAGTTTCCGTCTGGATAATCTCAAAGATTGACGTGTTGGCCGTGAGCGTAAACGTAAAGATCGGATAGACGTTTGCGTTGCCACGCACATTCACCGTCACATTGACCATCTGAGGAATGGCCACCGTGTTGGTACTTGCGTTTGGACCATAGCCGGTACGAAACACGGCTGAACCGCTGCTAAATGATGAACCGTCGGCTTGTGTCATAAGTGCGGCATAGGTTGGTCCAATGAGATTATCCGTCTTAGACACCTGATTGTTGGCATAGTACAATCGACTCCGTGACGTACTGGCAATCTTCTGAATGACTGGATAGTTTTCAGAGGCAGCCGGTGGTTCTAGCCCTAAATCACTGGTAATCATACGTCTGACGGAAGATGCGGCACCGCTGCCCTCTAGGTATCCCATGGAAAGTGACACGCGACCATCAGCAAACGTCACAAAACTTCCACCAAAGGCCAACCGCTCACCAGTACCTGCGTAGGCACTCGCCATAGTGTTGTATGATACGTCAGACATCGTACCTACATACGATCCAAATGTCGCAATGTCAGCAATACCAGGCTGTGCAAATGATCCAGCCACCGGTACTGCCGCAGTCACTACAACCGGATTATCAGTGGCTGAGTTCCCAACTTTTGGCACAAAACGCACGATACCGTTGACAAATGTGGCGCCCCAGACGTTGAACGCGCCACACGCAAGAATATCTCCGGCCTGCGTGCGTAAGAACTGATAGATAGGATTATTTGGTGTTTGTATGTACAAACTACCATTGACGCTAAGTGATGACGGATCGTACCACGTACCAGCACTGCTGCGTGCATTAAAGAACGGATACACTTTCAAGAAGTTTGGTGCTGTCGTTGCCGCATACAGATTCACTACCGGAAACTTGGTATCCGTGATGAGTGAAATAACTGATGATGATTGATACGTACCGAGTGGAGCGTAGGTGAGCGCATATGAACCATCATTAGCACGGCCAATGTACCAGACGTGACTCGTGGTCATGTTTTGGCCACCTACGTAGATGTTCCCAAACGGATCGGTAGTCATACAGTGAATGGTTGGTGTGCCCCATCCAGCAGTTGCATCTCTGGCCACCACTTCCACATCCACCACGTTTTGGTCTGATGCAGCCGGAGCACCAGCCGTATCTGTTGTTCCTTGCCGCCTCATCCATCCACGTACACGGATAATCCGGATATCCGTCGTACCACCACCACTTGTGTTGTAGCCTCGGAACGATCCTGCTATCAATACCGTCGTAGGATTTTCTTGATAGATACACGTAATTGGCCCAGTAGGAATGATGGTCTGATATGGATTAACATTCCGTGTCTGCACCATGTTGAAGAGTGGGCGCACTGAGGCAAAGTCTGGATTGATGACGTTGTTGTTGAATCGCTTAAACGCCACTTTGTTACTGACGTTCAATGCCGCATTTGCCCAAAGCGTGACTTGCGTTGGAGAATCCCATGACTTGATCCTGCCAATGTAGGAAGATGCTGATATGGTTGATACATCATGCAAATCAAGCCCTACATCACTTGGCCAGAACGTGTACGCTTGATTGGTTGTCACCACTGCACTCGCTGTGCTGCAGGTGATTAGCCCATCTGTTGCATTGGCCGTGATATTGCGCGTGCTTGTAGGTGTGCCAGTAGTGGTATTGCCGCCACTTATATTCTGTTTTGCATCCATGTCAATGATCGCCAAATACTGACTCATTCCATAGCCAGGTGCTGGTCGACCATTGTCAAAACCACCCACGATGATAGACACACTGTTGCTTACCGGACTCTGAATGAATCCCATGTGGTACTTGAAGTAGCCACCGGACCAGTTGAGCGGAGCAGATTCAAGCCACCATGACGTGGACGATATTGCGGCACTCAACACTAGCCGGAACTGCGTACCTGCTGGCACTTCCAATGGATAGCCACCTACCACTGTCGTGACAAGCGTGACACTTGTTGCACTGGCGACACTTGCAATGATTCCGATTGGTTGGCCATCTTTGGTGATGATGAGTCTTCCTACGTCAGCAGACGTGAATCGTGTGCTGCTCCCAGTAACCGTTGCACTGCCGCCAGTACTCGCTGGAATACTAATCGTGCCTGGACAGAGAATGTCAATGTCTAGCGATCCAGAAGTAGTGGTACTCACGGCCGTCAGTTTGCCGAGCGGATTCACATATGCTCCACTGGATCGGTACACAATCATACCAGCCTGTTGTGTGACTAACGCAGTGTTCGTGCCAGTGATTGTTCCTACGGTACCACTTCCCTGATAGCCAACGGTATACCATGACCCTGCGGCAACGGCTGTATTGGGGATTGTTGCGGATGTTGATACGCCAAAGTAGTATGTATCAAGTGTAATCTTGTTTGCTGTAGTGGCTATAATCTTCCCAAGCACGGTGTAGGTGACGTTTGATGCAGCACCAATTACGAGATAGTTTCCAATACGATTGGCATTAAGTGTACCAGTGCTATTGATGGCAAAGCGATTACTCACCCACCAGTTACCGGCTGTGTACGTAGCGTCACCACCGACTGGCGTGGCTTGTGTGGTCGCTATCGTAGTAGACGTGGATGATGAGATAACACCAACTACAAAGATATTGCCTCCACTTTTGGCATAAATCGTACGACCAAAGTCATCCGTAGTACCAAAGAAGAACGCAGCACCAGCCGTCACCGTATTGCCGCTTATCGTGAGCGTGGTGTTAGCCGTGATAGAGCAAGTGAGTGTACCGTTGGATGACTGAGCGGTCAGTGAGTTAGTGGAGTTGGAGATTGATCCATTCCCCTGAAAGTAGTCAGAATACTCTTTCATGCCAGTGTACACCCACGGCTGGTTATCACCCTGCTTGTAGGCCATGAACGTGCGAAGATCTTGCAGTTGACTGTTGAGTGTCAGACGTGTGCCAACTGGGCGCTCTGCGTAGACGTATGGATCAGCACACACAAACTGAATAGATGCCGCTTCCGTGAACGATACGCCAACATTCCCAGTGAACTCCAATCCGGCCGTGTACGTGACACGGTAGATCACCGGAATGCCACTTCCTGAGTAGCGGATGATTCTATCACCCTGCTGCGCCAACTGGTCAAACTTCAGTGCGTTAATGAGTTTGCGTCGGCGATCGTGTAGGTTGGCCATGCTGCTGCCCACGATGTCAATGGCCAGTTGCATGGTACGCATACTCGCTACTTGCCGCTGTACTAGCCCACCATCCACCACACCATACTGCTGCGTGACGGTAGTAATCTCAGGCATACCAACACCAGTCGTAGTGACGTTGACGGATGCACCAAGATGATCTGCGTCAATCGGATAGTACGTGCCTACTTCACTGCTGAATGTTTTCATTGCAGACTGCGCATAGCCACGATACGTCGTGCCGCCATACGTCTGTACATCAACGGTATCAGCATTGAGCAACCGATTCCGGAATGGCATAGAGAATGACGTGCCCCAACCTGCGTTGGTCGTACCAAGCCAAATGGATGCTGGATAAATCCCATTGGTCGGTGTGCCAGTAATACTCGTATACGACGGTGCAAAGTCTTCCCACTCCGCTCCGGCCACATCACCATCCAGATAGGTGAACTCCACATCATCCCAGTCTAGTTCATCTTGGCCTTTGTACCGGATGTCAATCAACTGTAATCCGTCAATGTAGAGCACTGCCGCATTATTGGTGTACGTGCCAGTTGGTGACACGATACTGATACGTAGCCGAAGATCCAATCCAGCATTTGCGTTGACGGAGTTGTTGGGTGGTGCAATCAAGAACTTGGTACGGCCAGTGCGTGCATCTTGACTGCGATTAGATGGCACTGCCGCAAGTCGATTGTTTCCAGTATCAGGATTGACTGGTGTATATACCGTACCGGTGAGATTGTCTATGAGTGTTACTGCATAGTCACACGCACACGCAATGAATGGTGACGTGGCTGCATCATAGTTGGTGTCTACGTACCAATCCAGATAGAGATGATGGTTGTACGTCGTACCAAGATTCCACGGAGTGCCAGTTGGCGTGAGTGCTAAAGATGGCTGACTGCTGTCAATACCGATATATGCGGCATCTACACTTGCTCCGTTTTCCTGCATGATGCTAAACGTGTTGAACGTTGGGCTTGTGTTGGTGTAGAACACGGTTGATCCGCGCTCCCAGTTGTTGATGGTGCCCACTTCTGGCAACACAAACGTGATGTTGGTTGGTATTGCCCATGCTGGTCGAACCATGACACAACGCCACGCACGCGCTCCAGTCACCGGATGCGTATCATTTGGCCGTGACCAAAAGAGCACCACACCATAACTGCCGCTCGGATACTCCGTAGCCAATCCAGTAGGGAATGAGATGGTTGCTTGAATGCGACCAGTACCAGCCGTGTAGGATAATCCGCTGCTAAAGAACGGCTTACTGTGGCCACGCATCAAATCCATGACGTTGTAGCCCTCAGGTTGAATCACTTCTATCTGTGGCGCTGTACCGGTTTCCTGCGGCACTACATCACTAGTAGATGCAAGACTGTTTCCATATGGAGTGAGAAGAAATGCACATGCATAGTGTGTACCAGTTGGATAGTTCGTGGCCGTGTAATTCCCACCAGTCGGTGCGTCTATGGCTGCGAGTGTGACACCGAGCGTGTTGTTGAGCGATTCCATGGTCGCAACGCGTGGCCAATACTCAGCGTGACGAAACGTGGTGCCATCAAGTGCGAGCGCAAGACTGTTCTTTCCGTAACTGGACCACGTGCCTACCTGCGTGGGATATGCGGCAGTGGAACTTACTTTCGTGCCAGTGCTATCGTAGTACCACCAATACTGATGCGTGCCAGCAAAATACTGGTCGTTGTACTCAAATGAGGGATTGCGGATAAGATTATGCACCACGTTGGGTGACTGTGGTACGAGCATTTCCCACTTGGTATACTGCGGCATACGTGATTGCCTCCTAATAGATCCGTGACGTTGCGAGTGCTTGTGCGTACCGGATGTTTTCCACCAGTGACTGTGGTGCAGTCTGATTTACTGTCAAGTTTAGCATGACATTCTTGTTGTTCACGGTGCTAATGCTGCTAATCCCACGGCTTGACGGACCTGCGGCACCGGTAGACAAACTGAGATTGTTTGAGATACCGTCTAGTGCGTTGCGCATGGCTGATTCTACGGCTGGCATGGAGAGCAGGAATCCGTCAAGCACACCCTGAGCGATGCGTGTACCTACCGGAGTGAAGAGCGACACGGCCTCACCACTGAGTGTATTGGAGATTTGCACCAGTGCGTTACGCATCTGCCCCTGACTGTTGGAAAGATTCTGTGCAAACTCACCAAGATCGGCCTTGTTGACGGTGGCCGTAGCCTTGGAGATGGTGGTTGCTGCACGCTCAATCGTGTTGCTCATCGCGCGTGTGCTGCTCGCATTGGAGAATCCATACTGCTGCATCAGTTGCTGGTTTTGCATTCCAATGTCACGTACATACTCATTAAACTGCCGCACAAAATCCATCTGGGCTTCAATCGGACCACCAAGATTGTTAATGCTATCACGGATGTTTTGGAATGAGTTGCGTACATAGTTGGATACGGAATCTAATCCAATGTTATCAGTGATGGCCGTCACTGCGTTCTGGAGCGTGGTAATCATATCCGTCATGGCTGATTTAATACTGACGGATGTCATGTTAATCAGCAGTTCCGGAATGCGCCCCATAATCGCCAGAATGCGCGGCATAACTTGTGATGCAAAGTTCGTGGCAAACTCAATGAAGTTGCGGAGCATTGTGCCAAGTTCAAGCGATCGCCACCAGTTGGCAAAGTTGTTCAAGATGTCTTGGACCATCCGTGAGTTTTCACTAATCATGCGTACAAGGCCATCAAAGAACGCACTGACGGCCGGAATCCAGTCAGTAAGACCAAGTGACGCAAGAATACCCTCAATCAATCCCTGAATGGCACGCAAGATGGTGATATTCAGTGTTGCAAGAATGGATTCTACAAAGGAAAGGAGTGCGGCAATGAGTGATGGCCCTTCATTGAGAATGAGTTGCACAAAGTTCAACACGGCCGTGCGCCCATTCACCATGATGGTTTCAATCAAGTCGCCAATGATTACGCCAATTCGGAAGCCCAACTCTTCCGCACCCCAGCCAAGGTTTTCCTGCACCTTCTTCATTGCGGCAGCCAACTGTGGTCCAGTTAGGAACGTGGTGATTGCGCCAATGAAGTTCCCAAGCATCTCATAGCCTTTGTCTACCGTTTCTCGGTAGAAGTTTTGGAATGACACACTCAGATCGTTAGACAACTGGGTGAATTGCTCACGGCTGCCAATGTTTGACTTAATCCAATCCCACGTAGTGTTGTAGCCATTGATGACTGCATTCATGATGCCATTCATACCATCTTGAATGGCAGGAAGATTCTCAGTCCACAATGTTGCAATCTGGTTCGGAAGATTGCCAATCATAGATGCAACATTGTCACCCTCCAATCCTGAGATGGATTTGATGGTGTTCCACAGGTTGCCTAGTGCGTTGGCCAAACCGTCACCAGAGAGTTGAATGGTGCTTGAGAGCGTGTTCCATGAGTCTTTGAGTGACTGGATTAAGAGCGGCACTAACTCACGAAGATATGCGCTACCATTTTGCACCCACTGAGGCAGGTTCTGACTAACTGCATTGATGGCACCAGTCAGGATCTCTGAGAGCGTGCGGATAATGAAGTCAATCAGTACTGTTTTGCCAGTCACGAGTGCATATGTCACATTCTCTGGTGACAACAAGTTCCCAAGCAGTGTACTGAGGCCTTCTGCGGCAGTACGTGCAAAGTTACCAATCATGTTTCCGAGCGTAGAAAAATCGCCAGTGTTGATTGCATCACGAACCACAAGCAGGAAGTTGGTGAGCGATCCTGCTGCGCGTGACAACCAGTCTAGTGCAGCGATGAGTGCGCTATTGGTGAATGGTGCGGCAAACTTGATGATTGCTACCGTCACTTCTGACAGTGCTTTGGTCAAAGGAAGTAACGCGCGACCAAATCGAATGACTGCGTCAAGCACCGGAGTGAGTGTTTGCGCCAGAATGTTAATCACGGGAATCAGATTATCACCGAACACTTTGGCAAACTCTAATGCAAACTGAATCACGTTTTGAAGTGATGGCAATAATCCGGCCACGGTGGGTGCAAGTGCAGCACTAAAATTAGACATGATAGATATGGCTTCGGCTGCCGCACTCACTAGCATGTCAAAGGCTTTACGGATGGTGTCAAGATGGTGGCCAAGCGACGCAAAGACGGCCAGTGTACCAACAATCGCACCACCACTCATAATGGCCATAACACGGATAAACGCTTCAATGGCTGGTACTACCAGATTCTTGAATGGCAGCACTGCATCAACCACGTTCATGAGCGATCCAAGTAGTGACTGAATGTTAGAACCGATGGTAGGCAGCAACGTGAACACTTCGTCAATGACACGGCCAACGGTGCCCAGAATCGTTCCGGCCACGTTTCCAATAGCCCCAGCGTTGCTGAGCACCATGCTCACCAAGTCTTGAATGTAGGAGATGACTTTACTCACCACTGCCGCAATAGGCCCAACAAACGGTTCAAGACCAGAGATGATGCTTTTGATGGTCGTCGTGATCTGCGACACAATGCCAGTAATCTGAGGAATGAGGCCAATGATGGTCATGGCAAGCGTCTTGATGATGTCAATGATGTCCATCACAATCGGCTTGATGGCAGGCAGTTGGCCAGTGATTTGCCGCGCCAGTGACACAATCACGGCCACCACTTCTTGGATGATGGAAATCACCACCGGAAATGCTGCTTTCACCAGATTGACGATGGCTTGAAACACCGTGAGCATCTGATTGTACGACGGTAACGCACGCGCAATGGCTGCGAGTACGGCTGTTACTCCGGCTGCGAGTGAGTCAAAGAACGATCGAGCATTGGTGCTAATGCCCATGGCTTGAAGCAACGCACGGACCATATCCATCAGGAACTGCACAAACGGAGCAAGTGACGTAGATACACGCTTGAACACCTCATTGACGGTATTCAAGACGCGTCCAATGATCGTAAACTTGATGACAAACTGCACTGCCTCATCTACGAGGCCTGCCAGATACGACTTCAACTGGTCCACCAGATTGGAGAGTGGAAACATGCTCTGGATGGTGGATCGGATAAGATTGGGCAGGTTTTCTAGGTAGTCAAAGAATCCTGGTAGTCGTGCAGTGAGTGTGTCTATGCGTGCGGCAAGGCTGCGGAGTGCATCTGCAAAGGAGTTGAGTGCTTCCGGAATGCTGCCAATGGCTTCTTTTGTCTGACGCAGGCCAAGCAACTCTGAGATGAACACTTTGATGAACCGACCAGAACTGACAAGCACGTCAATGAATCCACTGAGTGTGTTGCGTGCTGGTGCCAATGCCGCAATCAAATCCTGCGTCATGGCCGGAATGGCCTCACGGAATGAGCGTAGCCGTGGCACAAGGCTATCAAACGTACCAGCCAGATTCACGTAGGTGTCAATGATGGTCCGGATGATGGATTGCGTGGCATTGAGTTGGAACATCTCTTTGCCAATGGACATCAGGATCATGATTAACTCTTTGAGCACCGGAGTGAATCGTACGATAGCCACTGCACCTGGCTTAAGTGCGGCAACGACACGCTCTGCAAAGTTGGTCATTGCATCGCCAGATACGCGCGTACCATTGGCGAAGTCAAACAATCCCTCCGTGGCTTTGGCCAACTGCCTGCCCATCCACTGAATGGCTTGTTGTGCATCACTGGTAGCAAGCAGCGCACGGATGAACTGGGCTGAGATGTCAATGACGGTTTTGAGTGCGTTACCTAACTCTCGGAAGAATGCAGCAAGTGGATAGATCTTGGCTGATATGTTGTTGAAGAACGTTTGCATGGCCTCGTCTGTTTCACCGAGTTTATTCACAAACGTCGTCATGCGCCCAATGGCCGGAATCAAGATCTGTTCATTCAACCGTTTGATAGCACCACCGAACTGCACACCGAGCATTGCTGCAAACTTAACAAAGGCTGGTGATGACACCAAGCGATTGATTTCCGTAAGCAACAGTCGATACTCTTTGTAGGCCACCTCACCAAACGTGCGCTGAATGTCTTTCAGGTAGTCATTGAGTGTGGATGACATACCCTCAGCCGTCTGAGAGAATGAAGCCATGCCGCCTCCATACTGCTGCATCATACCTTGGAGCAACGCTTTGATACCGGTTTCAGCATCAAGCGCACCCTTTTGCATGGCATCACGGACTTCTTTCACCGTCATGCCTAATTGCTCAGCAAGAATCTGGTAGCCTTGGACACCCACGTCAATGAGTTGGTTCATATCCTCAGCAGACACACGCGCTAGACCACGCATCTGGCCAAGCGCACGCGTGATGCGATCAATACCCTCTTGACCAGCACCAAGCGCGGATGACGCATTTCCCACCACGTCAAGCAATCCAGTACCGATTCCCATGAAATCCGTGGTGATTTCTTTGGCACTAAATCCAAAGGCCAACATCTTTTTGGTGGCAGCCGTCAACTGGCCAAACTCAAACGGAGTGAAGTTCGCATACTGCCGCAGTGTTTCCAACATCTTGTTCGCCTCATCACCAGATTTAAGCAGCGTGGTGAATGAGGATCGTGTCATTTCCATTTCCATATTCAACTTAATGAAGTTGAACGACTCAATGGTGCCTTTGAGATTGTTGAGTGCGTTGACACCATTCTTGACCACGTCAGAGAGCAAGTTGCCCAACGCAATGGTGACTGGACTCACGGCGCGATTGCCCAGTGAGAGAATCTCTGAGGATAGGCCTGCTACCGTGTTGCGCATCGTACCAAACGATGCTGATAGCATGTCTTTACCAATGACGCTTACTGATACTTCGGCCATTTGCTATCCGATCCTCTCTCTTATTCTTGGCATCTCGCCACGCAAAGGCACGTACTGCCCATTGCATCAGAAGCCCTTGGTCATCCGCTTCTTCTAACTGCCATGGTGGTACGTGCCACATCTCAGCCAACTCCAAGAACGTTACCCAGTTGGGAAGTTTGGTGTTGTCGTATTGGATGTATAACGCTAACTGCCGCCGTTCGTTTTTTTTAGCACGTCGTCCATCGCAGTGTTCATGTGGTGCTGCACCGTCATGAGCGTTTCAAAATCCCAATCCCACACCTCATCCTCAGTCAGGTTGCACACGCGCGCAAACACTGGCACCATGACAGAAAAATCCGTGTTCCCGTCACGCAACTTTTCAAGCATGGTCATGTCACGCAGACGCAGACGCTTCAAGTCTACTTGGATTTTCTTTGGTGCGGCATCGTTGGTATTGTCTTCAACAAACATTGGTTTCCCCCTTACAGGTACTCATACTAATTCACGCAGTCTGGCAAGTCGCTGATGGTCAGGATATATCCAGTGCTGCCATACGTACTATTATACCGTGCTACCCATGACACGCTAACGATGTCATTCCCATCATTGTCTGAGAGCGGCGAAATCTGTTGAATCTTGATGGGGAACTCAAAGCGCACACCTGCATAGGTAGGATTGGTCAGCAACGGAGTGGGCTGAAACGGAGCAATCGGATTGTTGAACGTGCTGCCAGTGGTGGTCAAGAGCGGAGTCTTGCTGCCCCAACAGTCAATACGCATGATGAGTGTTTCCTGATTGCGCCACTTGGTCTTCAAACCATTGGCCGTGCCGCTTGTCCACTGGTTATGCTCCAACGTGAACGATCCGCTCACGGAGTAGTTAGTGAACAACGCAAACTCCCACGTCGGTACCGTACCAGATGCGTTGCCTTGGCCAGTGAACTTCGGCACCCATGAACAATCAATGCCTACGTCAAAGCCGAGGAACGTGCTATCCACGGCCGTGAACGTTGGCGTTGGACCAGTTGGTTCAGCCAAATACAAGCGTGAGCGTGCAAAGATGAGATCTTCCACGGTATCAATGGTGGATAGGCTAGTGAATGCACCGAGATAGCGCACGTACTGGCCAATGAACGATCCTTGCATGGAGATTGGACCACCACTACTGCCGCTCACCGACACGTTGGTGCATTTGCCATACGTCATCTGTTCAGCCTCAAAGTTATCTCCAGCCTCAAAGGTGTAGGATACGTTTGATGCGCCAGTGATACTTGCATTTGGCGTGGTCGTGGTAGGCATCGTCACTTTGTAGCGATAGGCCGTACCAGTTCCCTCCTGCTCACCCTCCGTGTACGCAGTTGGTGTAGTGGCATAGTCAAATCCAAGTGATGCCGCAAGCAAGATAGGAAACTGTTGCGGAGTCAGTGGACTGCTATCCACACTGATGGATCCTTGGGCAGCAGCAATGTACGAACGATCCGTACCGTTGATGATACCGACCATTTCATCAACCATGGTGACTTGACGATCGTCACTCAGCATCCCCCCAGGTACTCGAAGAATCTTCGTCGCTGGTACTGCTGTTCCGTTCGCTCCCGCTGCTTCCAGACCAATCTGAATCTTCTGCAGCGACTTGATTCCTGGTGTTCCCGCCGATGATGGTAGTGCCATGTGCTTCCTCCATTACATACAACTTTGTCTTGACCAATACATCTGCCCCACCATACTGATTTGCCTGTTCCACCGTCATGTCTGCGGCAGGGACACCAAGCAAGAACCGACCATTCCCCACGTACTTTACGGTGTCGGTGGTGGCGTAGGTGGTGGTGTTGGTATCACTGGTGGATACTGGCCCGTCTGTAACGGGATTTTCTCCACTACTGTCAGGTTGATTACGAGGCCCCACAGTCGACTTTCTCCCCATACGATTTCTCCATATCGGTAGTCAAAGATTTGCCCCCCAGCACCTATAAATGTAACATTGCCGCCTAGCGTCATATCACGAAAGAGTGCAGTCGCCAATCCCTCTGGCCAATCCAAGATGTCTTCATAGGCGTGATAGACACCTGAGTTGCGGAGGCTAGTGAATACATACACGGAGAGCGTGTACGTGTGGCGTGCATAGTTGCTGGCTTCTAGTGTCCAGACGTGATTGGCCTGTGGAGCAAGTGTCACGAGTACGAGTGGGAATTCTGCGGCACTGACATCTTCCATTGGCAAATCGTAGACCACATTTGGCTGAGGCGTCATGGCGCTGAATAGATTGATGAGATACTGTGTTGTCGTTGCAATGCTCATAGGTTCACCGATAGTACCACGTATAGCGATTCAGCACGTCAGTCACGTCACCTGGGATTGCACCAGGAATGGTGATGATACCTAACTCCGGAATGGCCGTGCGATCAAATGGTGCCTCACGCTGCTTAAACGCAAACCAACACCAGCGATCCATAGCAAACTGAAAGTCAGTCGGTACCTGACTGAGATTCACCCAGCCACCTGTCCAACTGACGTAGGCACGGAGTACACGCTCACGATAGCCACCAGTAGCGTATCCGTAGATGGTGACTTTGGATCCAAAACTGTTTTCTACAATGTCGTACTGGACACCAGACTGAATGAAGTTGATTGGCTGCGTGAGCGGAGTGTTGCCTACTCGGAATGTCACACTGGTGAGTGCGGCAACGGTAGGTGAGGGAAGATAGATGATAATCGTTCCCTCAACATCAATGCGTGGTGTCAGAATGTAGTTGGTGTATGTGGTGTAGGAAAGTTTTTGCACGCACGTTTTATCGGCCTTGCGAGAAACAGCAGTAATAATATCACTCATTACTGCTGTTTCTGCAACGGTTGGCGTTTGCACCTTTCCATAGTCAAACACTGACTGAGCAGTTGTGTAATCTATTGGCATAGGTGCCGCCCTTTTCGTGACTAACCGTTGGCGATGTTGGTGATGATACCAATCGCAAACGGAGCGTAGACAACCAAGACTTCCTCAGCGTACACGCCAACCTGTTGTTGACGGCTGGTGACAGGCCAGTCAATCTGGTAGTAGTCTTGACGTGCGCGGATTTCAGCCACGTTTGGTACTTCACTTGACTGATACTGTGCTGGCAAGTTGTCAGCCCAGGCCAAGATCGTGCCAGGAGGAACGTTTGGATGCACTTCCACCTTCAATGGCTGCTTGGTGATTGGATTGAAGTATGAGTCAATGAATGGGCTAGCACCGATAGCCATTGATTGCTCATTGTTCAGGTTGTAACGGACCAACGGAGCATTGGTGCCGCCACTCAACACCTTGTTTGAGATGTTGCGGATTTCCTGAGCGTTACAGTAGATGACGGTGGGTGACAACTGGTTGTTGTTCCACATCGTGACCAACATGTCGTCAATCTCTTCTACTGAACCACGACCACTGGCCGTCAACGGAGTGCCAGTACCGGCCGTACCGGTGGCCAATGGCTGCACGTAGGCACCACTTGACGTGTTGAATGCCTGATACATCAAGCCGTCAAAGGCCAAGGTGTTGGTTGAGTTGTTGGCCGTGATAGCCGTAACCAACTGCGTGCCGCTCGTAACCACTGGTGCAGTGAACTCCACTGAGTTGATTGTGGTGATGGCCTGCAAGAACGCAGTACCAGCCGTGTTGTTGGTCTTTGACACGTACCATGCATAGCCAATCGCACCGTTGACCACAGGAACAGATGCACGGAGCGTCTGACCAAGGGTGATGGCTTGGACCAATGAGATGGCTGATGCCGCACTTGAACCACCACTCAACGTGTAGGTGAGGCCGTCAGCACCGGTGATGGTCTGACTCGTGGCCACGCCACTGGCAACGCTTGAGTTGCGATACCCCTCATAGGTGAGCGCAACACACCAGACGTAGTAGTTATCCGCAGCAACGGTACCACCTGAGGCACCAGCACTGACGGTTGGCGCAGCCGGAGCGCTCAATGAAACCGAAGTGTTGCCGCCAATGATGGCTGCTTCCTCTTTGAGCATCAACTTCTGCAACAAGCGCATGGTCATGCGAGCGCGAATGTCTTCGAAGCCACGACCAGCACTAATGGCTTCGTACGTTGCTTGATCTTCCTCACCCATCGTCTTATACGATGCACTGAGTGATTGCGTCAAGTACGACATGCGACCACTGCGCTGGCCTTCCGGCACCCAGCCCATGGCATCAAAGCCAGAACCGATGATGTTTCGCACGGTGCGCCAGTTGGTGGCCGTACCGATACCACCGGTGCGTGGCAACGTGTTGCGGATAGGAGTCTGTACCGGATAGAGATTCTTAGCCGGTGCCTGCAAGTCATACGCCACCAAATTATTGGCAGTGGTAATGCTCTTGCTGATGTTGTCACCCTGCTGGGCATGTGCCGCCTTAATCAAATTAAGGGTGTCTTCAGTGATGTTTGCCATTGTGTGCTACTTCCTCCTAAATGCGCCCAAAGAGGGCTTTCTTGGTTTCCAGATGGGCCAATCGCTCACGAAGTCGGGTGCGAACCAACGGATCGTGCGTATCATCAATCATCTTCTGGAGCGTACCGATTTCGTCTTGTGGTTCCTCAGTGCTATTGCCACCTACACCCAAGGCCTTGTTCACTGATTGGCCACGCAACACCGGACCACCACTCTCAGGTTGTGACTCAATGGCCTGCAATCGCTCACCCAAGGCTTTGACTTCGGCTGCCACGGCTTCAAGTGCGCTCACTTTTTCTACCAGTGGTTCAACCATCTTCTTGGTGGCGTCGATTGACTCGGTGAGTGCGGCATTTGACTCAGTGCTCTTCGTCTCAATCCGCTCTACGGCCTTGGCTACGGTGTCCAACTGGGCAAACGTGCCTGCCAATGCGCCTTGTAGCGACTTGGCGATGACATCCTGTAACGCTGCTGATACGTCAATAGCCGGTGGGGTATCTGCCTTTTCGGTTGCAGTTTCCTCTGGTGCGGCAATAGGCGTTTCCTCGGCAGGTTGAACAGGTGCGTTCTCAATGGTCTGCTCCATTGATTGCATCTCCTTTTCTAAACCGGTTATATCGACAGCATCAGCAGCATCCTGCTTTTGCAAATCGCCATTCTGTGCGTTCCGTTGAATCGGATAGCCACCAGTCACGTTTTGGGCTGGCGCGTTCGGATTCATTGGCGTATGGATAGGTGATCCAGTGTTATTGCCTGGCATCATCTTCTTTGGTGCGTTTTCAATGGCATCCAACACGGCCTGCTCTTTGCTGGCTGGAATGGTCGGTGTCATTGACTCTTCTACCGTGGTGACTTCTGCGGCAATGGGCTTGACGGCTACGGCGATAGCACCCTCACCCTCACTGTGCTCATGCGCTTCCTCACCACCCTCATTCTCATCAGCCTCTTCTTTCAGTTCCAAACCGAGTTTGGCACACAGAGTACGGATGATGTTGGCGGCAGTGAGGATGTCTGCGAGCGTATCCATGTTGCTCTTACTGATAGCACGGCCAATCTTCAAAAGATCGTCAGGCTGGTCAGCGTACATGATGGTGTTGCGACGTTTGAGTGCCTTGGATTCTTCCTCACCACTCTCACCGTAAATCGCTTCCATGTCCACCATGGCATCCATGTCATCCTCAGGAGTGTTGTCTAGGATGTCCGGTGACTCCATATCATCCAACTCACGCACCGTGCCAGTAGGAATAATCCCCATGGCTTCAAGCATGAGCGTGATAACTTCGTTGTAGCGTTCAGCCGTGTCAAGATCGCCATCAACTTCTGCTTGGTTGCGGAGTTGCTGAATCATAGGCAGGATTTCTTGTGGATCGGCCATCTTGGCTTTCATGATTAAGTCATCAACCATGCCGCCTTTAACCATCTTGGCCACGTCATCCTGCGTCATGCTGCTATCACGTTTCATCATGACGATGCGCGCATCTGGATTGGCCGGACGATCCACCAGACTGATCTCATTGAGTGAGAGGCCGGTGATTCGTCGAACATCCTTACCGTTGACTTTCTGTGTGACAGAGTTCAACACCTTGCCGCCAATCGAGAAGCCTTTGAGAATGCCTGACTTGACTTTTTGCCACGCATCCTCATCCACAATCTTTGCAATGATTCGGAGCGGATTCACCAGCACCGTACCATCGCTTAAGCGGATCTTTCCTTTGACTGGGGTGGCCTGCAACACTTTGCCCACGGCCTTTGGCTGATGCATCTCACGCAGGTTGGCCCATTGCATGTAGTCATCAAGTGCCTGTTGTAAGGCCTCTGAGTCTACAATGTCATTTTGGCCATCAATCCGCTCTGATGATGCGTAGCCGACGACTACTCGCTGCTCAGGATTGGCAGCCTTAAAGAAGTAGTACTTCGCAAACGCTTCTTTGTCTGGTGACACGTCATCTTCCTCCATTTCTGCTAGCCACGTATCAGGAAGTGCATCCTTAAAGCCTTTTTTCGTGGCCAAAGCAGTAAGGCGATCTTTGAACGTGTCAAATGTGATCCGTGCATTCTTCCCACCTGCATATCGGCCCCATGAACTGACAGCATCACTTACATCTGCCGCAGTCATGATAGGGAACTTGCGTTCCTCTGCAATGACGAAATCATCATCACGCAGATCCTCACGTTGTTCACCACCAAACGTCTTTTGACGCTTCGTGATAGTGCTAGTCAGTGACTTTTCAATGATGTCACTGGGCACTGGTCGCAATGTCTTCTGCATACCTAGCCCTTTCTTTGCTTCTTGGTTCGTTGCCGCAGTCAATGTTTGAGATGCTGGGCTGCCAGCACCTGAATACTTGAAGTAATCGGACACTGCATCCACCTGATACTCAGCCACGCTGATCAGCGAGAGCACCCACGGTTCAAGCGTGCTTTCTGGAGTAAGCAGGTTGGCCAGTAGCGTGGCCTTGTCCGCAATGGCGCGGAGTTGGCCAATCGCCATACCACCCTCAGGTTCAGCAGGTTTGGTTGGTGTAGGATCGGTTGGCTTTGGTGTCGGAGTTGGTGACGGAGCAGGTGTTGGATTCACAGATGCCGCAGGTGTTGCTTCTTTCTTGACGGTGGATTCATCTTTCATGGCCGTAGCGAGAATCCGCTCAGCCCATCGACGACCAGCATCACCACCCCATCCCATCCAAGCCTGCCAGCCTTTGCTGCCAACTTCCCAATTCTCAGCCTGCTTGTCAACTGCGTGACGTGCAAAAAAAGATACCATCCGTTGAATGGTGTCAAGTGACTGTGGACGACCAATGGAGAGATCCCGTGCGCGTGCAATCCCTACAGCCGTCATACCACGCTTACTTGGTGGCAGTTTGGCGCGATACTCCAACGCTTTGCGTGCGTTGTTCTTGACTTCGATTGGTGGCGCAAATGATTCCGGTTTGCTCATGACGTGATCATCCACTCATTGATTCACTCAAAGTATAGCATTTTTGTCAATAGTAATTTTTGGAAATGATGATTCAGATGCAAATTGCACTATTGAAACATCATACAATATTGACAAAATAATATTGTGTTTGACAAAGTATATAGTTTTGTGCTAGAATACGCACAGGTTGAAGTGATGAAAGGGGATTGCCTATGCACCATGTACTTGTTGAGGCCTTGATGAGCGCGGATGAGATGGCAGCGGTTGACACTGAGTTGGGGATCAAGGAGATTTGCTCAACGTGTGGCCGTGAGCATGACTCCAAGAGTGTCATCTGCGTTGACTGCTGGGTGGCTGAGCAGGCTTCGCCAGAGTACGACGCTGACATGACGCGCTACTATGAGTCTGTTGGTCTGGTAGATGAACCACTCCACTATGAATTGGCATAGTGGAGTGGTATAGTATTTTTGCAAGGGAGAAACACACATGAACATGAAATCACAAGCGGAAATCATTGCACTGTGGCAGAGCGTGTACGCATCAAATCTGCCCACTCCGGTGGTTGACGTGTCACACGTCTGGGATCGGATGTCTGGTCGACCACGACTCAGTTGGTTTCGGAACGGACTCAACGCCAAAGACGTGGTCCTTGCGGCACAGAAGCGGACTGCGTGGGTGTACGTGGCCAACGTCAACATGATTCTGCCACAGCACTATCGATGCTACGTGACGGATCACAGTGACGCAATAGACCATATAGACCAGGCCTTGGACACGCTCCAACACTGGGCACAATCGTATGAATGCACCATATGGCCAAACAAGTGGTGTGTGTGGGCAGGAAAGCCGGAAGTCATTGAGGAATGGAAGCGTAAGATAGGAGGCGAAGTATGAAGAAGAAGTCACTGAAAGCACCAGCACCGTTGTCACCAGATGCACAAAAGGCCAAAGACGCACGCGCTGCAGAAGCGTTTCGTCAGGCCAAGAAGCCAAAGCCTCAGGGTGATCGGTGGCTGCTTGATGAGATTGATGACAAGGCACTGCGGCAAGCGTGGATTGACGTGAGCGAGCAAAAGAAGCGCCAGTAATATCACGGATTTGCACTTGTTGGCCATGCTATTGTAGTGATAGATGGCCAACAAGTGTCTATAAGAGGTGCAAATCATGGGCCGTAATCGAAAGAAAGCAGGATCAGGTGCAGTATCACCGGAAGCACCCACTAATGCGGCAACCAACACAATGAATATGAATGCAAATTGGAAGCCATTTGATGATTCTGGTGACAGCATTATTCGCAGATTTCCTGATCGCACACAGTTACTTGTTCAGACTGCTAATAATTCTGCTGATCCTGATTTGTACGCATGGGAAGTTGAAGGTACCGGTACAACAATGTCAGATGAGGGATTAGTCACAATTCCTAATAGCCGAAACGTCAATGGAACAGTCAACTGGAACGTTGTATCAGACGCAATGGATCAATGGTCTAGACAAAACATTCAACGTTATCAATATGAACCAACAGAACGTGCGGAAACATCAACACCGGCCACGCCAGCACCTACTGAGCAGCCAAAACCGCGTCAAACGCAACGTGCATCTGCTACAAGTACATCAAAAGAAACGAAGTTGCAGAACCTATCAGAAAAGATTGGTAGGTTAGAGCAACAGATTGATCGGTTGATGCGCCCACCGATTGGCGTACCATCACCACGAGATCAATACAAAGTGTATCGACTGCGGCAAGATTTAGAACGCGCTAAGGCAACGTATGAGCGCACACTCAATGCTCCGTAGTCTGGTTATCACGTCATGCAGTAGCCTGACTCGCACGCCATCGGATCGTCATCATCAAACATGTTGACGGATATGAGTGGGATAATGTCTTCAAGTGGTTTGTTGTAGGCCGTGAGATAGGCCGGATCTTTGCCAGCACGTACACGTTTGGCCACGATTCGCTGCTCTAACTCTACGGCCTTACTCCATAAATCCGGCTGCTCAGCACGCATCTTGGACCACTCGGCTTTTCGCTTGTATGGACAGAACCAGCAGGATGACTTGGGAGCGAGCGGCAAACCTGCTTTGATGATTGCGTCTTGACACTTGTTGCGTGTCATCATCAAGTCAATCAGTGGATATTCTTTATAGAGATAGGGTTCACGCTCCGGATCATCAGTACGCATTCGGTGCGATTCATCCACACTAATCCCCACACCTAACGGTACGCGATTCTTCTTGGTTGCACCAGCGTTGTCACGCATCCAGCGCTCAATCACTTTAATCTTCCATACAGATGTGCAGTTGCGTGAACCAGGCCCGCTATTGGTCATATACACTGGGATCGGAATGTTTCCATTCTCATTCCATGCATCCTCAAACAACGTTTGGTCTTGCTCTGGCTTTCGTGGGCGCTTAATCTCTACCACTTGAAGGCCGTGTGCATCTGCGTAAGGCATTGCAATATGGCGCACATAGTCAAGCGTGGCCGGATTCTCACTATCATCACCGACATTGGCCAACACGAAATGCGTATAAGGCAGCACGCTTTGGGCAGAGAGTACTAAGACGGCCATGCTTTGCACGCCACCACCGAAACTAAAGACACGCATCACATTACTCCTTGGTGTATTCCCATGTATCCGTATCACCATACCGTGAGTACCGAGATCGCTCAGCATCAGCGGACCAGACGCGCGTGCTGGCTTTCAAGCGTGGCGCGCCTACCTGTTGGCCACTCAGCGATCCATCAAAGAACCGACATCGATTATTAGGATAGCCCACAATGAGGCCGTTATCTAATGCAATGATATTCACGGCCTTATGCTCGCTTGGTACATGCGCCCACTGGGAATCTACCATGGTGTCAGTTGGGGAATAGAAGTCTATCGTAAACCAGTATTGCCCACGCACCGTGTCATTATTTGGTGGGCGCACTTCTGCTACCGTGTTCTTTAAGAATGTTTTCTCTATCACCGTCACTCCGTAATCCATTGCATCCCAATACTGCACATCTGATAGCATTGGCGCAGGATCGGCGTGAATCATTGTAACAAACGCATGTAATGGCAACTTATCGTATACAGCCCCATAGGCAGGCAGATATGTCTCGAAGTACAATGCACGACCAGGTACGCTCTTCACTGCAATCCAGTAGCCCTCTACGTATTCCCCATCACCCTCAGCGAAATCCATCAGGAACTCACGACGGACCAGCACCTGCTTCGGTGGGAGATTTGCCAACAGTAATCCCATGTCATCCTCCATTCATTCATCATGCATACAGTATAGCACATTGACAAACTATATATTGTGTGCTACACTCTATCGTAGGTTGATGATTAGTAAGGAGCACGCTATGAACTGGGATTCCGCAATGGGTGACTTTCTCATTGTCTTGTTTGTCACGTTCGGTTGGATGATTGTCGTCGGTATCATTGCCAAACTCAAAGGAGAATGGTAATGACTGCACTCATCCCATCCACCTGGCTTGACACCAAGCCAACCATTGACATCTTTGGGCAGCCATGTAGGCACGTCATTCCTGTTATCTACACGCGCGTGGATCGCCATCTGCTGACACTCTCGCAGGAGTTGGCCACCACGCGCGACGCTCAGGCACGCATATCCATCCACCAAGCCATCATTGAAACCGAGGCCATCCTTTTTTGGCTGAATGGCATCAATGAATCCACTTTTTCCTGATTTATCCACAAGTTATCCACATTTTATCCACATTTGGCATTATCCTGTTTTGGATAGTGCCTTTTGTTTTTCAAAATACTTTTGTTTCCCAGAAAATTACCAGACGCACTTTTTTGCGCCTTTTCAATCCCCTCTGTGTTGGCGCGTCTTTTTCACTGGTATATAATGTGTGCGCTTTGCCCCACAGAAATGCGGCAGAACACGCTCCGCTCAATTTCAGCACGTCACGGAATTGATCGTGGTGCATGACCATTTTCGTGGCGTTACGCAAATGGTCGGCCGTGGACACAGAAATGCGGCAGTGCAGACACACGGAGCAACGGATGGCCTAGGATTCTACATGCTGCCACGTCAACGGCTGGTCTGGGAGCGCAAGACGGATTTCACCGAGTTGTGAGAGGATTGCCTGCGTGCCAAAAAATGCGGCAGTCGCAGTTGGCCACACACCTAGCCACACTGATCCACCTACCTGGCACAAACGCACACTCACCGATACACCGTTATCCTCAAACACCACGTCAAATGGCATCTCACCAGCACGGATGGCCACAGAAAATATATGCATCACTCACCTACGCTCATACAATCCATCAAAAATCAATATTTTGCATGATACCTACAAACCATGTCATCTTATATAGTTCACATATGAGAACAACGTACAAAAAAACCAATCCCCCAGTCGTGCTATCTGCCACGTACACGCTGAGGGATTTGGTCCAGATGTCCGTCTTCGAAACGGTGACACCAGTATACCACACGTTAGGCGCGTGGCTTCTGCGATCGGCGTGGCCGTCGACGGATTCCCCAAATACCAGCGCACTGATTCAACTTCTGCATACACGCTGCCTTGTTGCGCCCAATGGCCTCTGCAATGTCGTTCCATGGGAAGCCATTCAGGTACATGGCTTTCAGAGTGTTTTCCTCACGCTCTGACCAGCGTGCCATCTCTTTGCCATTCCGGCTAAATCCTCCGCGTCCGCTCATTATTTGGCCTCTCTTTCTACACTTACGGTGATTCCGTTGGTGCGTGGGCAATCCCAGCAGAGTGGGATTTGCTTAGGATACTTGTCTTCCACATAGGTAGTGAACCATAGGCGCGTCTGTGGTACTGGACCAATGCTAAACCGGAAGTACGTGTTTGCACGGATTACTTTGTACACTGGCATATCATGGGCACTGATGTCTGTGCTAAACTCTGCGATCGCCAGTGGTTGGCCAATGAGCGCAGTAAAATCACCATGCGCCTCACGGAACTCAATGGACTTCCGACACCGGCTAAAGTTGATTTGGCACGGCCGTGTGGGATGCACATGAATGATGCTGCCATCAGCACGGTAAAACAACGCACGGCTTTTGCCTTGGTGAATGATGATAGTGGTGAGCGTGTGGCCAACCAACTCATTGATCGGCTGCCACAAGCGTGCTGGATTGGTCCATGGATCACTCATGATACATATCCAGACATATGTCACATAATGGCTGATTTGGATTATGAACGCACACTCTCGTATCAACGTCAAAGATTGCATAGGCAACCACACCCACCTCGCTAATGATTTCCCATGCGCCACTTGCTCGGCTATGATAGTTGCACTGCACATGCCCATCCATGTGCGGATATAGCAGCAGGTATGCGCTGAGCGGATATTCTCGCTGGCCACGCACATCGGTAAAGTGAGGTGGTGGCGTGGGCATGTACACAAACTGCACGTAAGGATGCCCATTTTTTACCGTGATGATAGTGACAATCCGTTCTTTACGCATCACTTTGCCTCCGGTGAATCATCTGGAATCATCGTGGCGATTGGCATGAAGTCAATGAGCATTGTCAGTTTTGCTTGCAAATGTTTCAGTGAGATTGTGGCCAACTGATGCAACTGCGTGCGCGTAGGGATCTGCTCAAACGTATGAATACCAGCCCAAATGTGCCTTGTATCATGGTGGAAAATCCATACTGAGTACGTATATCCTGATGCTGGATACGTGCTATCTAGTTCAACCGTCAAGTAATAGTTATCAACTTTGGATGTCACAAGCACTTCAATCATTATTTCAACTCCATTTCTACCATGCTCGCACGCTCAGCAGATTCAAGAAGCACCACACCCAACACATTCACCGGAAGCGTGTTGGAGATAATTTCCCATGCGCCATTAACGTGGTAATCGCAGCGTGCGTCTGCATCTGGATACAACTGCTTAAACGCTTCCAGAGCGTAGGCGCGTTGGCCATTCATGTTGATCTGCGTGGGTGGTGGCGTTGGCATCCCCACGTATTGCACATGAGGAATGCCATAACGCACCACGATGACGGTAGCAGTGCTCAGCGTGCTCATTATTTGGCCCCCAGTGCCATCACCCATGCTGGTTGCACAGCAAATGGATTGTTGACATGATGGGCACCCTGGCCTTTGATGATGATCCAGTTGGTGTTTGGGAACATGACCAGCGCATCATCCATGGTGTCACGCTCCGTGTGGAGTACCAGTTCCTGGGCCAATGATGGCACCATTTCACCGGTGGCGTGCTCAAACTCCATTGGGAACGCATCGTTGACCACATCCAACATGGTCAAGATGTCGCGATCGCTGAAGCCGACAAATACGGCTGCCTCGTGAGCAACCGCGCGGTTCTCACTCAATACTGGGCCGTGGCTGGTCATGATGATTCCGGCGATGACATTGTTGTTCATAGGCTACGCTCCTTGCTATCACTTCAACCTAGAGATATTCTATCACAAAATTATACACTTTGCAATACTCAATTTGAGCAAAAAAAGAGCAGATCAGGGAAGACTCATTAGTTTCTTTCCCCACGCTGCATCACTCATCTTGGTGTGATGCTTATAGAGAATGTTGACGTGTGCTACTGGATGATCCAGTGATTGCTCCTGCTTATCCATGATTGCCCACTTGGTCTGAGAATCCCACGTTGGCCAACCAGTGATGTTGTTCTCGCCAGTGATGCTCTTGTAGGCTTTCTCAACCGCGCCTTGATCGTGCCACGCATGGACCACGGTGCGTTGGCCATCCAACTGATGACCAGGCATGACCAACTCCAAAAAATACGTCTTCATTCCCATATGCGTTGCTCCTATTTCTTGGCCAACTTGGCCTGCACGCCAATAAACTCAAATCCGTTCATTTCCTCAGTGATATGCACGTTGAATGATGCACCACCGTAGGCGCGTGGCGTGACAATCACTTTCTCAGTAATCACTACGCTCCAATCCGGATTATCCGTCAGCCAACCGGCTGGCTGCTTCGTATCCAGATACTGATACTCACGCTTGGTCATGGTAATCTCTACTTTGCCATCTTCCAATGGCTTGACGTTAAATGACAACGTGTAATTGACTTCTGACGTGCTCATTATTCCACCTCCCAGATGTCGGTAATCCGGCTGATCTCATGGACTTTCTTGATGTCCAACTGCATACCGTGGTAGTTTTCCCACACTTCCACGGTGACAGCGTAGGTGATTTCACCCTCAGTGTAGCCTTTGTTGGCCAACGTGGAACGACGCTTTGGCGCGTATGGCACGCGATTGTAGCCACCATCAGCATCCTGCCATGTCCACTGCTTGTAGGTGGTGTTGCGGAGGCCAAACTCGCTCTGACGCTCACGCACCACAGCGTTGGCCACATGCTGGCCGTCAAGCGTGAACAAGGCCTCTTCAACCACCACACCACCGTTGGCGATGAGATCGCGGAGATCGGCCACCACGTCAGACCAGAAGCCGTGAGGAATGAGCGGATTGCTCACGTTACGCGCCACTTTGGCCTCATACTCGGCGAGCATGTCTTTGAGTTGGTCAAGCGTCATAGCAACTGAAGTGGTAGTCATAAGCGGTGCTCCTTACTGAATCATCAACCTATGACAAATTATATAGTATGTATGACGCTTTGTCAAGTAGGGATTTTAGGAATCTTTTGGCAGATTGGCCGGAACGACGGAATCAAACACAATCTCACGCGCTTCATTCCTGATCACCACGGCTGCCCCAAGCCATCCGCGCTCTTTCATGGCACGGACCACCCAATAGAGCAACGTGGGCACATCCTTTTCCGTCAACGTGATGACTCCGTGGCCATCCACACGCGTAGCAGTGAGATGCAACATACTTTTCTCCTATAATCCCATCAACGTGCCAATAGATGCAACGTGCGTGTCTGCTAGATGCTGTGGCGTGAATTGCTCATCACTATAGCCACCGGCCAACAATCCTACCATCCGTAATCCGCGCTCCGCTGCCCACTCACGGATCCATGACTCACGAACCGCGATCATCGCTGTATCCATTCCCTCCCAGCCACCAATGGCTGATTGCTCATGCACATCACATCCAGCATTCACAATCAAGATGTCACCAGGAATGGTTGGATAGCAGGTGTCTACAAATGAGAGCAACTCACCAAGGCCACTGAAATACGCGTCCACTGGATTCATGTTGTACACATCTACCGTGATCTGTGCGTCTTGTGGTCGATCAGGCGCATACGCATCAAATGGATGCACAATCAAATCAAGATGATGAATGTCTTCATTGTACTCTTTGTTGATGAATGCTTGGGTGCCACCACCAGCGTGTGCATCCACGTCAAGCACGTACACCTGACGGCCAGTGGATCGCGCTGCGTACAACGCTGCCATGGCCACGGAGTTGAGCGCGCAAAAGCCTTTGCCTTTCTCTGGTCGAGCGTGATGCGCTCCTGCCGCAAGGGCGAACGATGGCTTGTTGGTGACAAGCGTGTATTGCATGGCTTCAAGCATTGCTCCGGCCATGCCAAAGATTGCGTTCCGGTAGTGCACATTCCACGCAAGACCACTGCTAGACGCAAGATAGTACGGATTCCCAGTCATCAACGCTTTGACATATGCCGCAGTATGCCCATACGTTTCTGCCTGCTGTTGCGTGAGTGGCTTTGCCATCTGGATATAGTGGCCAAGCCCACGAGCGTGCAGCGTGGCCTCAATATCCTGACTCTTTGCCACGGTATCAAATTGGCGATCGCCACCAAAGTAGGTAAAGATTTTGGTCATGCGTGCTCCTTTGGTAAATGACTGATAAACAACGCCAAATGATTCTCATCCACTGCCGCAAGTCGATTACTCCGTGAATTGGCAATCGGTGAACCAGTGACCACCACGTCACCCCACATCACAAGGCGAAACAAGCGTGATACGTGGATGTTTGGCTGATACTTCACAGGATCGGCCGGAATATTGCCATCAAGCACGTCAATGTCAGCACCCCAGACGTGATAGCCCAAATCCGTCACACCATCCACCACCCAGCCACCAAGGGCCTGCTCAATGCGTTGCAGCGTGATAGGCCCCTGCAAGACTTCGTGTGCGCCATTGGCGCGGATAATCAATGCACTCATTGTATGAACGCTCCAAACTCTGCTATAGCCCACTCTTTCACAATCGGTCGGCCATCCTGCCAAACGTAGATAGCCTTGTTGGCCATGTCAATGACCACATGACCATTGCGTGCGTTGCTCATGTCATCAAAGAACCGGATGGCCTCCACGCGTGAGGAATTGCTTCCCTCATCGTAGTCATTATCATCAGCCCACTCACAGACTTCCCGAATCCGTTCCTCGCTTGGCTGTTGCTCGCCAATGAACCACACCGTGTTGTAAGTATCATCATTGAACCAGTGAGAGTTGAATGACGACGTTACTTGGGCTTCCGTGACTTTGGCCTGTGCTACTGAATCCATACGCGCTCCTTACTAGCATGACTTCTTAAAACTGATTGTATCACAAATTGATATACTTTGTCAAACACGATTTGACAAAATAAATAGTTTCGTGCTATGATCCATCTTAGGTTGAAGCGCAAGTAAGGAGTTGCCTATGTCAGCAGTAGTAGCCACCAAGCCGGTAATGAACGCCAGTCAGTTGGATGGGAACACGTTTTCGATTGTGGCGCGTGTGCAGAGCGTGCTCCGTCAGGCTGGTCTGCGTGACCAAGCCAATGAGGTGTACGCCAAAGTGCGTGCGACCACGTCATACCATGCTGCCTTGGCCGTCATGATGGAATATGTGGAGTTTGAGTTTGGTGGTCGCTCAGTCATCAACGGTGTGCGTGGTGCTGAGTACGTTATGAAGCCTGGCAAGTACGTTGTGGCCGATCCGTGCTACGTGCTTGACCGACCAATCTATGACAACTTGTTGACCATTGATGGTGCGTTTGACGGTGAGCGCCCAGTGGAATACGGTGATGGCAAAATGGTGTGGATTCTGCCAACTGCACACGGTGACGGTTCATACGTCGGAAGTGATAACAAGGTGTACGGAGTGGATTCCGGTACTATCGCCATCATTGAAGTGACGGACACTCCGGCCTTGTTCTTTACGCGTGGCTGGGCCTCATATCCTCAGTTTGAGGTGGCCACAGAGTTCACCTGTGAAGTGAATGACGGTGACTTGGTGTTTGGGAACTTCTTGACCATCGTTACGGATGGTGAAAAGTGTGAATCATGTGATGCACGGTTGCGTGATGACGTGTGCTACACCTGTGGCTACTGTGATTCATGCTGCTCGTGTGAGGATGAGAATGATGACTTTGAGGATGAGGAATAAGGAGAAAACACATGGCTGAATACACAACCATGGCAGCAGTGCGTGTAAAAGATGGTCAGTATCGTGTGGTATGGATTTCTCGAATGACGGAATCATTTCCAGACGGTGACGTGTTTGAGGAAGATGCTGAGTGGCTTGGTCCGGTTGCTCCGAGCAAAGAGGAAGCCATCAAGTTGGCAGCATTGCACTTGGTTGATCTTCGCAAACAAGTGGAAAACCGTGAAATCCTACCAGAACCAAGCACCGGAGCGTTAGACATAGTAGACGGACCATTGGCTGTGGAACTGGTAGAAGATGATGAACCATTCATTTTGGCATGGTTTACTGGTGCGCGTGAGGAAGCCATTGAGTCAGCCATCACCCAAGGCATTGACACACTGAACACACTCATTCAGTTGACGACCAATGCCCCAATAGAAACGGAGCGAGAGGATGATTAAAGGAATCAAGATTACCGATAACGCAGAGTGGGTGCCATTGTTTGACATTGGGATGGAATCATTGCAAGAGCACGTTGGAGGATACTTTGACGTGCTCGGAGAGCGTCAATATAGCATCTTCGTGAATGATGATGGGATTGGCCAAGGCATGGGATTGAACTGGGGAATCGTGGCACTGTTTGGCCACACGCTGTTTGGTCCATCCGTGATTACTGGTCCAGCAGATCGTGAGGGAAACACGCTGCCCATCACCGATGCGATTATCCGGAAAGTCATTGCCATGCTGCCTGTGCAACCAGACCAAGCAAGTGTGGCCATGCAAGATGCACATCTCCGCGCGTTGCTCATTGAGATGTGCGTGAAATAATCTACCTGATCACAAAGCCTCTGACTAACCAGTCAGAGGCTTTAGTGCCGCATGTAGCGTAGCGTTAGTCGTTGTTGATTTGTTCTAGACCACGATCTGCGTACATCGGTGCCTTGTGATTGCGTGCGCGGAAATCATGCCCACGACCAGCCTTAGTGAAGAGAGCGTCATACACTTGTGCACCAGGTGTGCCAGGCTTAGGAAGTCCATCTTTTCGTGGTGGCGTGTTATCACCCATAATGCGATTGATTTCATTAGACAATCGACGCCCCTCAGCAATCAATCGTTTGACTTGCCGCCCCATCACTTCGCCTTTTGGCGTTGTTTGACCACGAGTCAAAATCATGGTTTCCCATGCACGCTCACGCGTCAATGAGATACCACCAATCACGTCTAAGATAGCACCAACGCGCGCACGATCTTCAGGATTAAGATTTTCAATACCTGGCAACTTTCGTGCTAACCGACTGACGCGCGTAACCATTGGCTTGGTGTCACGGCCAACTCGGATAGTACGTGACGTTGCACGCGGCATTCCCTCAAGTCCAAGATCACGAAGAAGTGCATCATATCCATCATTTCGTACAATTTCTGAACCACCAATCACGTCAGCCAACTGCAATACTTCGCGTTTTGTGAGTGGTGCTCGCTCTTTAGATGGAATGTCAAAATACTCGCGTGCGGTTGGCAAATTGTACATCATCGTAAATGATTGTGCAGTTGGCGCATCTTCTAATGCACGACCAAGTTGTGCAGCCGTTGCATTATTCCACGCAGTACGAATGCCGCCTGGTTCAAGTTGACGCGGAATGCCTGGATCGTAAATGTCTGGACCAAACACTTGCTCTGGTGTCATACGTTGACGTGGTTGTGGCTGCGGTTCAACAGGAACTTCTTCTTGTGGTTCTGGTGGATTGATAAACGGTTGATTATTGCCGCCACCACCTGAATCCAACTCTGGTTCACGATTTTCCACAGCCCCAGCACCACCACCCTTTTTTCGATTACGGCCCATGGTATCTCTCCTTTGCTACGTTCTAGATTTATCCTACATGCATCATCAAGTCTTATCGACCAGAGCGTGCTACAGCACTGGCACGCTCTAACGTGCGTAGGCGATCAGTGATTTGTTTGGCAGGTGACTTCTGGCCTTGTTGCTCACGACGGATAGTGATTGCACGCGCAATACCCTCAGCCGTTTCCTGTACATTGGCCTGCAAGTTTTGCCGCCCACCCAACTGGCGTGCTTGTGCTACGGCTTGTACGCTTGGAAGTAAGCCATTGCGACCAAGGCGCGCAATCATTCCCACAGCACCACTGCTTGATTTTTCCAGTTCTACAAGTGGTAATGAGCGGATAGCCTGAATGATGGCCTGACGTGCTGGTTCTGGGAATCCCTGACGCTCAGCACGCTTGGATAGTGCATTAAGGCGCCGCACTAACGCATCTTGTTGCAGCGCACCTTGCATCACTGTGTCAACCGTAGTACGGAGGCCGTCTTCTACGCGTGACGTGCGATCCAACGCTTCCTGAATGCCAGCATTAGTACCACGACGCAAAGCCGTGGCCACGTCTGCGTGCATCCGGCCAAGTGCAGCAATTCCACCCAACACACGATTCCGTTGCCGCTCAACAAAGTTTGGTGAGAGCATTCCAGCAATACGCTGCATATCAGCCAAATCCTGCTTACTCAGTGCACCACCAGCAGCCTGAATGCCTTGGATAATGGCCTGACGTGCCGCAGCAGCCTGTTGTGCATTCATCTGGTCCGGTGCCATGCGTTGCACCACCGTACCAAACGTATCTGCTGCCTTTGCGGACTCATCAGCCAATTTGCGTGACTCAGCCACGGCTTGTGGTGACTGCACTGGTTCGCCACGGAGTAAGCGATCAAAGAAGCCAGGTGCACCAGTTTCACGACCAATTTCATTGAGAAAGTCAATAAGGCCTGACTGTAATTCTGCCTCATCCTCATAATACGGTTCTTCTGATTGCAACGCTTCTGCGTAGCGTTGTGCTGCTGCCGCAATTGCATCCATGTTGAACGTGCCATCAGCGTTGCGTGCATCCTCTACAGCAATCACACTAACGCCACCACTTCGATCTTGCTCAACGTCAATCGCAAAATCATTTGGACCAGAGGACGTTGGATAGATAGTCAAGACGGTGCCATCTGGCAACACTTTGGTAAGCGTTCCGTCTGCGTTGTCACCAATTTGCTCCCAACCATTGATTGTTCCTGCGTTTGCTTGCGGCACTGGAGTGGCCGTCGTTGCACCTGCTCCTGCGCCACCCTTTTTACGATTACGGCCCATGTTTGATTCTCCTATCAATCCCACTTACTTGTATCATACAAGCATCAGCAATACTATCGTGCGCGATTCCGTGCGGCAATCGGTACAAACTCTATTGCCTCTTCCACAGCACGTTGTTGGCCACGCAATTCACGGAGTGCTGCTGGTGCTGCGTCACCCATCTGGCGCACGGCTTGACGGATCTCTCGGAGTACGTATGAGCGGAATGAGTCACGCCACTGCGGCAAATAGGCACGCTCAGCCTCAGCCTTGCTTGGGCTTGTCTTTTGATCTTGGAAGTCAGCACGCATCAAGAGTGATACCACTTTGCCCAGTTCATCCACGTTGCTCAATGCGTTCTGGAACTCTGTGCGTTCTGGTGTACCAAAGCGTGGTGCGCCTTGTTCAAGAATCCGCTCAGCCAATTTTACGGATATGTCATCTGCTGCATTCGTCACATCTTGCAACATCTTGGTGCGTTGATCAGGAGTCAAGTCGTTAAACTCTGACTCTTTCAGTGACAAGCGTGTAGCACTAGTTAATCCATCACCAGTGACATTGGCAATGTAGTCATTTACTTTGGCTACAGGTGCTGGTGCTTCTACGGTTTGTGGTTGCACTGGTGGTGTTGCCGCAGGTTCTGGCGTGGTTTCTCCAATCACGTTCCCAAAAACGTCATAGATCTTAGCCTCCACAGCCCCAACACCACGCTTCTTACGATTTCTTCCCATCATCTACTCCTTAATAGCCTTGTAATTCACCATATCGTTGAAGTACACGCAAACTGCTGCTTCCATCTCCAATCTGGAATCCACCATCTGCTTCTGCGCTGCCATCCTCAGCAATCACTTGGGCTACAATGCTATTCCACGCATCAAAGCCTAGTTGACCATTAGCATTCCGCTCCGTCATTAGATCCAGTGTGCTTGTGCTACTGAATCCTGCGTCTTCTGCGGCACTACGGAGTTCCCGACGCAACGTGAAATTGAATCCGAGTTTAGCCCATGTTTCCACTCCATTCATTGCCATTCCATCAGACTCAGCCTGTAAATAGCACCCTCTGGTGGAACACCCTGTATCTCAGCCCACTGCCGCATCCCCCACACCATGCGTCGAATCATTGCGTAGGCTAGACGTGGTTGATTGGATGTCCGTAATTTGGCAAACGTACCAATATCCACGTCAATGCGTGTACCATCAGCGGATGGCCACACAGATACACGGCCACTTGAATCAAGCCCAGATGACAATATGGTGTTTTCCTCATCATCATCAAGCGTTAAGTCTTCTGCACTGGTGATTCCTGCGACTGCCGCAACAACTTCAAGATGTGCAGGATTGGCAGGATCAAGCCCAAACTTGTCACGCACTAAGTTGGACCATCGCTCATCACTGGCAACAAACGCAGCCAACGTGCTTACTCCGTCTTGAAACATGGATTTGGCGCGTGGTGGATACGTGGACCAGTCACCAAGTTCTTTGGTGATGTCACCACTACTGCCGCTTTCAACAATACGGTAGGTGACTGCTCCAACACTGGCACTTGTGCGTTTCCGATTGCGCCCCATCATCAATCCTTTGCGTTGCGCATGTTCATCCAAATCTCATGCAGGATAGCGTCATCTTCGTCACTCAGTTGGCCATTCCCAAAGACACCCTGCTGTTGCCGCTTAACAGACTTAGAGAATTGACGTGCGTATTCTTTTGTCACTTCCAGTGCTGGCGTTGATCGGCCATCAGGATAGATGGTTGTGCGCCCACTTGGTGAGTAACTTAGATTGAGATTTTCCGTGATTTCACGCCACACGCTATATCCGTCATAGCCGTTGCGATTGTATGTACTCATAAATGCGGCAGTGCCTTTGTCTACTTCATTCTCTTTGAATCCATAATCCTCTACAAGAAGTGTTTGTAGTTGCTCAGGAATCTCAAAGTCATAACCGAGTTTTGGCCAGACTGAGAAACCGGAATATGTACCACCCTGTGCTGCATTCACGTCTATGTGCACAATCATTCCGGTACGACGTGCAATCTCCTGTGCCGCAGTCACCTGCCGAGCAATCATGGCAAAGCCCACGTAGTCTGGCGTTTCCTTTGTGGTAGAAAATGAAAGATTTTCAATGTTGATCTCATCACGATTCCAGTAGCCAACATTGATGCTGCGCCGTGCAATGACTCCATTTGCTGGGGAAAACATGCTCGTAAGATCCGCAAATATCTGCTGGTCCACACGATTCTCAATGTCTAGACCCAAACTTTGGTACGTTCCTTTACGGATCTCATACTCTTCTGGTGACGCATTCCGAACATACTCTGCTTCTTCATTGCCGCCACCAATAATCATGTCTTGTACTTCCTTAGGAAATCCGTACAAGTAATAATACGTGCCATCCTCATAGGGATAGGCCGTGTCAATCGGCTGCCCATCAGTGGGGATTTGATTCACCACTTGCTGAACCACACCAACGCCTGCTTTTGGTCGATTCCTGCCCATGCCGCACTCCTAAAACGATCGTGACAAGATGGTAACAGCACGGATGATGGTATCCACGACAGATGGTGAGTGTTTGGCAATAACGTCTTCCACGGTAGCCCAGCGCCCACGATTCCAGTACGCTTGTGTTGAGCGACGCTGCACCCATCCTGCGTATGGCACTGGATTCTCAATGGAAGTCACTTTGGCCGGAAAGCCACTATCAATGGTACTACTAGTGATGATTGGCGCACCTACCCATCCAGAGCGGAGTAGATACGTGCGGCGATATGTAGTGCCATAACGTTGTGACGGATAGGCCATCAAATCCGTCTTCATATTGGCGATGGATTGTTCCTGTGCTTTGGCCGTTTCTTTGGCCAGTTCATCTGGGAAGCGATCCAACGCACGACCAAGTTGCTCAAAGCCCTCATTGGGTGCGTCAGTGATACGACCAAACACCCCACCTAGCCATCGAGTGGCACTTGCGGCAAAGCGTAATGCTGAACGGATTTGAATCATAACGTGCTCCTATCTGTACTACTCATAGCATAGCAGTCACGTCAACAAAAACGCACTAGGAAAAAATCCTAGTGCGTCTGTGGATGGTTATGAGCAGCGCGTGTGCTAGATGAGCGTGGTGGATCGTGCCAGATTGTTCAGGATGGCTGACACCAATCGTTTGCTCCCACGCAGGATGTCAGTTTCCGTGAGATTGCTAGTTGCCATTGTTGCAAGCGGCAACTGGCCACCGTTGCGATCAAACAAGACCACCTGTGACTCAAAGTTGGCGTTAGGCAGCGTGATTCCCACTGCATACAAGTCATTGAGCGGATATGAGATAATCCAGTCTTGTGCTTGAATGGCCTTAGTCACCACTTCCTGCACTGGTGCTACTACGGCTTCTTGCACCACCACTTCTTGCACTGGTTCTACCGGCTTGACTGGTGTTTCTGCGGCACTTCGACGGCTTCCTTTGACTGTCATGACACACCCTTTCATTATCAATACTGACAATATGAGTATACTACTAATTATACAAATTGCAAAGATTTTTAATCAGTACTATACTGAACGCAGACACTGAGTAGAAGAGAGGAATGATGAATCCGGAAGATATTGCTGAGCAAATCCTTATCACCAGTGATGGGATGCTCACGCGTGCGGCAAATGTACCGTTTCATGCCAGAGCACGCAAGATTACGGTAAGTGTGCATACGGCTGCCAACGGAGTGCGTGAGATTCACGTCATGATTGGCACCACCGGTAAACTGGTGTGGCGATCAGATTATCCACCGATGGTTCAGTCAGCAGACGGCTATGAGTGGGTGGGCGGCATGTGGTTGTTCATTGACACGGACACGTTCTACACGCTACCACTGGTGGCCGGAGCGGATGAGAATCGTGCTATCCCCACATCCGTGGCCAAGACGGCTGCACAGGCCACAGCACAGCAGTTGCGCTTACTGATGAACCACTGGTTGAAGATCCGACCAGGAGTCACACTGGAAGTCATGGATTTTGTGATGGATGCACTGAATGGAAAGAAGTCTGGAGCGCGTGCGTGGCGTGCTATCAAGACGATGGGAAATGCGGCAACAACGTAGGAGGAATGATTATGGGATTTATTCAGTATCACTCATCTAAGGATGAGTACACGTACATCAACAATGTGGGATTAGGTGTGGCCACTATCACAATCACGGTGCATCAGGAAACAGATAACGGCCAGACCAAAGAGCACTACGCAGACTGGAAAGCCAAAGTGCAGTTTTGCCGCAAGCCAGACGCAATCGCCACGGAGTATGGTCGTATGACGTTCACCGGCCAATACCAAGCCACGCCAAATGACACCAGTATCTACATCATGCTCAAACATGTGCAAAAGCATATCAACGCAGAACTGCGGCATGTGCTGTCATTGGCAGAGCAATCTGTTGACATGGTTGAGCGTGACGTGAATACGTATGAAATGTAGGTGAATGATGGATAACAGTATCATTGACGAGTTGTATGATTTTCGGATGGCCTATCACTCACTACTGGTGAATGAGTGGGCTAAGCAACACTTGTATGACGTACACAAGTCATTCTTTCACCATGATGGTGAGCGCTGCTTTGGTGATGAGAATTACTTTATCGTGGTGGCCATGCTGCCAACTGGTCAGGTGTCAAACCACTATCACAAAGACTACTGGGATCTGTTTCAATGTCCGGAAGTACCTGCGGCAAAGTATCCGTGGGATAGCCACACGTCTAAGGATGTTATTACACGATTGATTGATTTGAATCGTCTCACTGCATAAGGAGCATCATGCCAGTACCACTCAATGAAACGTTTCCTGTGGATGGCCAGCACGGATTCATCATCTTCCATGACGCTATGCTTCGTGATCCATCAGACAAAGTGGCGCAGGCGGCACGGGTGAGTTATGGGAATGAGGATTCTGAGAAGCCGTCACAGAAGTTGATTTCCTTTTTGGCGCGTGAGGAACACACGTCGCCATTCCGTCACTCACCTATCAGTATCATCGTGCAGTGCCCTGAGTTCGTTGCGCGCCAGTGGTACAAGCATGTGGTCGGTGGTCCATACTCGTTTGTGGATACCGGATGGAACGAGATAAGCGGCAGGTATGTGGAGTA